GGAGGAAACAAATGGAACAGTATAACGAAATTCTAAAGCTGAAAACGATGCTCGAGGAAGCGGGAATAGTGTTCGACTTTTACCCGCGGAAAGAACTGCACGACGAATGGGATGGATATCAAATATGCTACCCCGCCGACGCAAGAAGAGTGTGTAGCGTGATAGAGGGAGCATTAACCTACGGCGGATTGTATGACAGACTGGAAATAATGGGACTGTTGACAAAAGAAGAACTCAAAGACGACACCGTAAAAGGATGGCTGACAGCGGAGGATGTGTTCGCGAGAATTAAGAAACATTGGGAGGAAAACTATGGACGCGGTTGAATTTTTGAAAGCAAAAGTACGAATGTGTGAAAACATTCATTGCGAAGCCTGCGGGTTACACAGTGGGAATATTTACTGCGTCACCTACTGCTTCGTTTATCCCGATGAAGCCGTTGCTGCTGTGGAAAAGTGGGCAAAAGAACACCCTATCAAGACAAGGCAAAGCGAATTCCTCAAAGTTATACCTAATGCGCCAATGAGAATTCCCGGGGATGTGCTTGACGTGTGTCCCAATGAAGTTGACGCAACACAAAGCTGCCCTACATCAACAAAACCGTCCGACCAGACTCTTGATATTTGCTACCTCTGCAAAAAGGCATATTGGCTTGCGGAGGTAGATTAAATGAGAACAACATCCGATGAACTTCTTGAAAAGTGCGGGCTAAGGTTCATTACGTCGCCAGAAGCGGATGAACTTGCGGGAGAATCCCCATGCATGAACTGCGCAAGAAAAGACTGCAACCTCAGCGGATTTTTCGAACTTGCAAGACGGAGTTTGTACATTCACGCGATGCTTGTACGCAAAGAAGAGGGATTTAGCTCGCTGAATGTGTTCACCGAAGCACTTCCCTTTTTGTTGATTGACTGCAAAGAAAGGATTGTACCGAACGAATGCACTGCAAAATAAGCGACTGCTTCAACTGCCCCTATCCCGACTGCATCAACGATACCTTTACCTCGCCGAGGGAGTTTACGCCGGAGCAGAAGAAACGGCAGTGTGAGCTGAAAAAGAAAATGCTTGCGCGGCGAAGAGAGGACGGAGTGTGTATCTACTGCGGAAAGAAGCCCGCAGACAAAGGTTATAAATCCTGCATGGAGTGTCGGATAGAACGAACGAAGAAGAACCGCGAATACAGCCGCAAAACGGAAAGATTTACTCCGCGTGAACTGATGGACGGCGTAAAACTGTGCAAGCTGTGTGGGAAAAGACCGCCTGTTGACGGAAGAACGATTTGTGAAGAGTGTTTTAAAAAATGCCTTGACAATCTTAATCACGCCGACAGCAAAGAGCAGCCGAACAACGGCTTTAGAGCATCAATAGAAGCGTACTGGAGGGGGAGATAATGACAAGGGATGGAATTATAAAAATCTTAGACAGAGCCATGCAACGCTATGTCGAGCGGAATCAGCAGCTTTTCCTCAGCAAGGGAAAAACCGACAAGGAAATGTGGGAGGAGCTTGAAGCTATAAACAATGCGCGGTATATTCTCTCACGCTTGCCGCAGGTCGTGAATTGCCCTGACTGCGGGAGAATGTACGATACCGATTATCTTCACTTCTGCGGAGGTGACGAGTGTGTGAGTGGAGGTGATAACGACGAAAACGGTAATGTTTAAAATCGACTACCCGCCGTCCAAAGCCGGAAAGACCGCATGGAACAGACGCTACGGGCTGAACGCATACTACGCGGGAAAGCATTGGGCGGTACGCAAAAAGGACGCAGAGTATTGGCACACAATAACCCGCGCCGCAGTCAGAGAGTGCATTAAAAAGCCTGTCATCCTTGACAATCCTGTCGTGATAGAAGCATATTTCAATGACAACATGGACGCAAGCAATCACGCAGCCATTTTGAAAATGGTGGAAGATTCACTCAAAGGACTGCTGATACATGACGATAACCGAAGATACGTCAAAGGCGTGTCAATGTTCTTCCACAACGAGGACTACATAAAAGTAATATTAAGAGAGGTAAGCGCATGAGCAAAGAAAACCGCGAAACAATCCTTAGTGAAGTAAAGAAGATAATCTGCAACGACCGTAACGAGCAGTACGGCGAGCCGGAAGACAGCTTTGAAAAAATAGCGGATTACTGGACAACGTATCTCAAGCACAATTGCGTTGCACCCGACGCGGACTGTTGTTTATGTGCGCGAGACGTAGCTATATTGATGGTGCTGTTCAAGCTCGGTCGCATGGAGACAAGCTGTTTCCAGAGCTACGACAGCTTTATAGACGCTATAGGCTATATGACCTGCGCAACGGATATCACCACACCTGCATTCGAGGACATAAACCCAGATTCGGAAGTCCTGCCTTTCTAAAGCGAGGTGCATATGATAGAGTGCATAGAAACGTGCGAGCATATGCAGAGCGTGTTCCCCGATTATCCGTGTGGAAGAGAAAACTGTCGTTTCAAAGGAGACAGCGAGAAAGCGAACGCTTGTATATGCACCGTGCAGTGCCAGTTGTTTGACGCATGGTTTTCGGAACACTGGCACAGAATACAAAAAAACGCACAATACCTGCGCAACGGATATCGAATACCCGAAATCGACAAACTGGGGGGAAATCAATGCAGATAATTAAAATAATCGTCGCAATACTGCTGTATGGGTATGCCGTCGGTTATTTCATCGGAGCGTTTGCACTATATGAAGCACCGAACGCAAAACCTGTTAAGCCGAAAATAAAGGCGATGATGTACGGACAAATAGCGGCAGAGGTCATAGCCGCTACACTACTGCTTAAAAATTGAAAGGAAGTGTTGACTTATCGCAAACTTTAATTTTAACCGCGTTATCCTCGGAGGACGTTTGACGGCAGACCCCGAGCTGAAAACCACACCGTCCGGAATTTCCGTAACATCATTTACCGTTGCGGTCAACAGACGTTACTCCGGCAAAGACGGAGAGGAAACTAAAGCGGATTTCTTCTGCGTAAACGCATGGCGGCAGACGGCTGAATTCATCACCCGCTATTTCAGAAAAGCAAGTTCCATCTGCGTAGTCGGAACCCTTCAGACAAGAACATGGACTGACCAGCAGGGACAGAAGCGTTTTGCTACAGATATTGTCGCTGACGAAGCACATTTTGTTGATGCAAAGTCGGAAATGCCGCAACCGCAAGCCGCTCCGCAGTCAAGCTACATTCCCGACGCATACACCCAACCGAAAACAGCTGCCACCACACCTGCATTCGAGGACATAAACCCCGATTCGGAAGTCCTGCCTTTCTAAAGCGAGGTGCATATGAAAGAACTGCCAACGATAGAACAGATGCAAAAACTATTCCCCGACTATCCGTGCGGACGCGGAAAATGCAAATATCAAGGCAATCAGCTTTTCAGAGCACGTCGTTGTTCGAATGTTGATTGCCCAGAATTTAAAGCATGGTTCGTAAAACACTGGGCTAAAATTTGTGGAAGAGAAGCCGAATAAAAAAAGAGAGCAAGGAATCACTTCCCTGTTCTTTTCTATTTTGCGTGTCTTGCAATGCTTAGTACGGCTTTCTCCGAAAGTCCCGCTGTTCTGTCGGTCGCTGTGGCGAGAACTGTTACAAGTCGCACAATCAGCTTTAGCCGTTCCTCGGAGTAGCTTTGTAGTATCTCTGCTATCTCGGTTATAATTTGTTCCTTCATTTTGCACTTCCCTTCTTTATTCTGCTGTCGATTATATCACACGAACGCTTGTTTGTAAATAGCTTTTGTGAAGAAAATGTGTTTATTTGAGAAGTTTTTTATTTTTCTCGAGAAGTTTCGCGAAGCGCAAAAGAAGGATTATGCCTTTGTCGTTTAGTTTGCTTACGATATTTGCTAACTCAAATCTGTAATGCTTCATCTGTCTGTCCCTTCTTTGTTGGAAATGTTTTCTAATTCAAGTGTAACATGCTTTTCGAGAGAAGACAATAGCCGAGTTTAATATTCCGTATTAAAATCAGATACAAAAATATACTGGTTTTACATTCGACAAATTTATGCACTTATCGGCGCACATTCAATGTTGACAAACATTTAACAACGTAAAAGAGCACCTCATCTAGAAGAGTGCTCTTTTACACAGCAAATTCATAAACAAAGGAGGAACATGACAGAAGTCACGAAAGGAAACGGAGGGATTTGAACCCTCAAAGGTAGCCTTTTGACCGCCATACAACCGATTCGCCGTTCCCGTGCGCGACAGCCCTTGCGAACCGCCGCCAACAAATGAGAAAACAAGACCGAAAGGAATACGGGCATGTTAATTCGCGCCTTGCGGAGTTGAACCGCCGTTGTACACGTTATGGTATCGTCTGCCGTTGAACGTATAGGCGCGATATCCGAGCGGTCGCACAGCGGAATCATCCGCGTTGCTCGGATATTTTAAAAGAAAGGAGTTTCAATATGAAGAACAACCAGAGTTCATTGTTCCACAACAATATTATAGCACGTTTAAACGCGTTTGTCAACATATCTGTCAACGTTTAGTAACGTTTAATGTTTACTAAACAGCTTTGCAAACCAATTCAACTTACGCTTGTTACCTTGTTCAACATCGGATTCGTTTGTTGTCTCAACGTTATTCTCGTCTGCGGCAGTGCTTTTGCCAACTGTGGCGTTCTGGGAGACGTTCTGAGGTGCATTAACAAACTTGTCAGATTCACTGACCGCATGGAGCGTTTGCGCCTGCACAGCGGTTTGTAGCGCGTTGTGGGCGAGTTCGGCAAACTTGCTGGCGTAGTCTGCAATCTGCCCATCACGTTCGTCAAGCATTTCCGTCTTCTGTTTCAGCTCGTCTGCCTGTCTGTCAATTATACCTCTGAGAGCTTCTACAGTCTCCTGTAGGCTCTTTATTGCTTCTGCGTTCAAATATTCGCGTCCTTCGTTTTCTACGCTCTCACAAGCCTGTGGTGCGTCACACACGTTTTCCGCAACTGCTTCTTGTTTTTTTGAGTTGCTATATAGTTTCAATGCATCCTCGGAGATTTTTTTTACTCCGTCCTCGCTTGTCACTATATATTCTTCAAGACCGTTCCGCTTAATTCTTTGATATACCGATTGACTTGTCACTCCGGCTCTGTCGGCGAATTCGGCTATTGTGAGGTATTTCATGGATTGCTCCTTGCTTTTGTGATTGAGAATTTAATGTGAGTTATACTTCTTCCCGTCCGCGTCGGCTCATAGGCTACACGCAAATCACTAACGGCGTTAATTTCGTCAACGGCAGTGTCGATTACGCGCTTGCGAAAATCAATAAAATCCGAATAACCGCCTATTTGCATAAGCGTTTTCAAATTTTCAACAGAAACGGTATACTCGCCTATATTGGCATAGCTTTTAAGTATCTCGTACAAACGTATAGTGTGTTTCGATTCCATGTTTAACACGGTTTGAAGCTGATATGCCGTATACGATTCTTTGAGTTCGAGCAAATAAGGCGCTAACCGCTTGTCAAGCTGAATCCTAACCCGCGATTCATTTTCGTATATTTCCGCACCCGAAATCCATGCGCATAGCTTTCTTACATTTCCGTCCACTATCCAGAATGACTTGTCGCGTATGGATTGCAGCGTTTCACGGAGATTCTTGTAATTCTTGCCGTTTTGAGTAATTCCAAGTGATTCACACATATCTTGCAGATTGAAATCATACTCATAAAGTTCTTTATCATCGGGTTTTACCTTGCTTATCGTATACAATATGACTTTTTGCTCCTGTGTTGTCATTCCGTATCTTGACTTTTGAATTAGTTCGTTCTTTTTGACAACCAAATTATTAATTTTTTTATCGCTATTTTCCATGGTTACTCCCTTCATGTTGAAAACTCTGTGTAAAACCTTGTTGAAAACCTTGTTGAAAACTGCAAAAGAACAATTTTCCCGTGTGTTTTCTCGGTTTTACAGTTACCAAATGTCCTGTTTATCGTTACCAAGTGTCCTGTTTTACAGTTACCAAATGTCCTGCTATCCGTTACCAAATGTCCTGTTTATCGTTACTAAGTGTCCTGTTTAACATTTCCCTACTTTAATTATATAAAAATAGTAAAATAATAAGTATTTCTTATAAAAGTAATAAGTATGTTGTTTCACGAACTAAAGCGCATAAATTTTGCCTGTTGAAAACTCAAAAGCGAATACGCGGTTAGTAAGCAGGAAGAGAAAATTTTTACCATATTGTAATTTTAAGCTATCTGTCATGCCTTGTCAAGATGTTTTCTAAATATTGACAAACGTCTAAATAAACATTTTTCAACGCATTGGTAAACTGATTTACAAACATATTGACAGGGAAGTGTATTTTAGGCAAATGCCGAAAATGGTTTGTTGAACAGCATTTGTAAACTTAAAGAAAGATTGACAAACCTATTAACAAACCACACTAAATAGTGTATACTGTTGAAGGAAACGAAATTAATGTAACTCAATCACGTTCCGCAACCAACTGTATAGAATCGCCCATTCTTTACAGTTTTTTCTTGCTATTCTTAAGTTCTATTAAAGCACCACTTATAAAGACAAGCGTGTTTATTGCTCATATCTTTAACGATTAAATCAACTTGCAGAAGATTAAACAATAAAAGAGGGTAGTTTTACAACTATCCTCTTTTAAGATTTACTCGTGTTTACACAACATTTGTCAATGTTTCTCAACTATGCATTCATAGTATTTTGCGAGTTTATCTTCTCCCGCATCCTCATCGTCAAGGAAAGCGTGAGCCATTGCCGCATAGAAATCAACAGAGTTGAGATTAAACTCCTTGCCTATTTTGTAGTAATCGGAGTACATCATGTTAATTGCAGCGTAAAATTCGGCAGGGTCGCAGTCATAGCCGTGCTGCCGTCTCACCTGCTCCGTCTGCTCAAAATTCCAGTGTCTCCCGGTCGAGCCATCGGCGTTTTTCATTTTCTCCGTCCACTCGTCCGCGTCCTCACGAGTAAGCTTGTCGTGCTTTTTCCCACGTTTGCCGTAGCTCTCACGCTCACGCCCGTCATAATCGCGGCGGTCTCTCATGTCGTACTCACCGTAGTAGTCGCGCTTGCCGTAGCCGTCGTACTCGTCATAGTCAGGCTGACGGCGGCGGTCATAATCGGGGTATCTGTCCTCGCGTCTATCGTATCTGTCATAATCGCGCGGTCTATGGTCACGGTCATAGTCACGTTCTTGTCTGTCGTAGCCGCCGTATTCACTGCGCTTGTCCTTGCCGCTTGACATCATGAGCAGCCAGTTTGGATTCATCCTCTTCATACGGTTTCACCTCCCGTTGTGGTGGTGGTTGGTGCTGTGCCGTTGATTGAGCGCAGGTCGTTGTTAGGCGCACATGCCGGTCTGCCAAGCAGTCTAAAGCTGCCGCCCGTCGGTGTGGTGATTACAACCGCGCTATATCTCGTCCTCGTCCTTATCGAGCAAGCGGTCAGCTGAGCGCAACAACGGTTAGTCAGCGGGTATAGCGTAGTGCCATCTCCGATTGTGACGTACACGGGAGCGGTGATTGTCGTCGCCGTCGGAATTGCCTGAGCGACTACGACACAATATTTTTCCCCCGCGTTATACGCACCCGCCGGGAGATTGATTATCAGATTGCCGCCGGTAAAGGACACCGACTGAGACAGGATAAAGCGCGGGCAAAGTCTGCACACATTAGTACAAGCCATTTTTTATACCTCCAAAAAATCAAAAGGGAAGCGGTACGCCGCTCCCCCGAAGTTGGTCACGGCTTAGAGCCGGAGTTGTGAATCAATAGTTGCCGCAGCCGGAACAGCCGGAGTTGCAGCCGGAGTTGCAGCTGTAGTTGCCGTACTGCCAAGGTGTGGGGACGTTGAATGCGGGTACGGGAGCCTTATAGCCGAGCTGAGACACAAGGTACTGATTCTGTGCCTGCTGTGATGCTGCAAGCTCAAGTCCAAATATCTTCTGTGTCTGAGCCGCAATCTGTGCGTCCTTCGCCGCTATTTCCTGCGCCGTCAGTCTGTCGGATATGCCGCGGAATCCGCTATTCATTGCGTCGATTATGTCGCGGGTGTTGTTAGCGGCGTTAGTGTTAATCGCGCAGGTGTCGGTTGCCATGCGGTAGCCAACGTCGGCAAATCCGCGCTCCATCGCTCTGCCGTTTTCGCAACAGCACTGCTGGAGCTGTGTCGCAAGAGCCGCCTGTCCTCTCTCAACACCGTTAAATCCCTGCATCATAGCCACATTTGTGTCGTTAAATCCCTGCTGTGTCTGATAGCCGAGGTTGCAAATCGCGTTGCCGACGCCGTGGAAGCCGTTGAGCATTGACGAATTCATATCGTAAAATCCGTCGCAAAGTCCGTTTTGTACGCCGCGGACGGAATTCTCCAGTCCGTTGAATCCAAACTCGCTCTGTAGGTCTGCGCGGGTAAGTCCGCCCTGAGTGCCTGCCGCCATTACGTAGGGGAGTGCGCCCATGCCCGAGGAATCGCCGCCGTTTCCGCCGAAGCCGTTACGTCCCCAGCCGAAGATGATGGCGAGAATGATTACCGCCCAAAGCCCCTCGTTTCCAAAGAATCCGCCGTCACGGTTGTTGCTGTCTCCCTGACCCGCAAGGAAACCTGTCAAAAGTTCGTTGCCCATGTTTTTTTCTCCTTTTCGGTTTATTTCATCCGCTTTCGCGTGATGTTCAAAAAATAATTTTTGGACAGTTTTTTAATCAGGTCGACTGCCAAACCGAAAAAGGGAAGTGTTATTTGTTGACATTTGCTTATATTTGTTGTTATTTGCTGATACCGAGTGAGCGCATTAAATCACCAAGGTCAATGCCGCGCTCTTTCGCCATATTTTGCGCCATGGTCTGGAGCTGGTGCGCGTCCTTGCCTTTGATAAGTTCGACGGCTTTTGCGTACTGCGCTCCTTGTCCCGCGAGATTGCCGAGGATATTATTCAGCGGCTGACCCGCGCCGAGAGCCTGCATTACGAGCATTGCGGGATTAATATTAGGCATTTTCCGTTACCTCTTTCTTTCCCTTAGTGGGATTTTTCATCTTTTCGACCTCCGTTTGGAGAGCGGCAAAAGCTGCGCAAAGTTTGTCAAAATCCGCACGCGGTGTGTAGTCTGCCGTGTCCTTAGCCGGAGCTGTCGGAGGTGTATAAGCAAAATCCGCAAAATCCGACGCGCCGGTCTGCGAGTTGAATCTCTTGATATATACCATGCCGTGCGCCATGTCGGGCATGATAACTCCCGCCGCCATAAAATCACAAGGTGTCGCGAGTGCTTCCTCACGGCTTGTGACGGGTCGGCAGATAAATCCGCTCTGCACCTGCGGTTGTGGTGCTGTCTGCTGAGGTTGCGCCTGCTGAATCTGCGGATTGTAACCGCTATAGTACGGATTTGTGTTATAACCAAAGTTGTACGCCATATATCCTCCATACAAAAAATCTCTCTGTATCTGATACCATTGTACCATCGCAGAGAGATTTTTTCTTTCGTTATTTTTGCGTATATTTTGCGTTTATTTTGCCTTGTTTTTGCAAGAGACGGACGAGCCGTATCAGTGCCGGTTTGTGCCACTTAGATACCGTCGAGTAGTCGCGCCCGACAGCATCACACACGTCCTCAAGACACCCACGCTCCACATAGAGGATTTTCAAAAGTCGCTTGTATTCCGGTTTAAGATTGCACTTGTCGATAGCCGAGGATATCAGCTCCGTATCGTCTATCTCTTGCACTGCGTTTTTCTGCCGCACGTGCTCCGTCAATCTTTACGCCTCCTTGTCCTCGCTTTCCGCTGATTCAATAATGCTTTTCACACCCTCCGCGTCAATCCGCGCCGCGTCAACTTTGCTCTCACCGTAGATGTAGCCGATGATTGAGGATATCGCCGTAATCGCACCCGCAACCTTGCCCGCAATCTCTCCATAGTCGCTCTCACCAACGCCAAACGACATTGCAACGCCGATAATGATACCGATGATAGTCACCCACAGCTTTCTTGAGGTCAGCTTCTGTTTCCAGTTGATTTTGTTATCCATACACTATTCTCCTTTTTCATCCTCATAAGTAATTTCTTCCTCTCCATAATCGGAGTGATATTCCTGTTTGATTTTCTCGCGGTTTTCCATCGCCGACTTGATGAGATACGTCACCACGCCGCAACTCATGGGAGCACCGATGTAAGTCAACAGTCCGTCAAGGGAAGCCATGTCGGGAGCGATTATTAGCTGCACCACAAGGTAGCACATGCCGAATATCGCACCCGCAAACCACAGCTTCACAATTGCCGACAGCGTTCTCTTTGAGTATTCAACGTCCTTCTTTTTCATGATTTTTAGTTTTAAACAAGACTTAAATTAGTTTTAAACAGTCCGTTAATGCGTTAAAACGCAATAATGTTGTTGACCGCACGACTGCCGCCCGTTGACCGTCTCTTGATTCCCTCGACACGGATGTACGAGCCGCCGCCGTCAAGAGCGATAACGTCCTCAAAGCCTTCGCCTTGTATCTTCTTCCATACCTCGCCGGACTTGATGTAGTTTGCCGAGGTGGTTTTGAGAGTGAGTACCCATATCTCGCCGCTTCTGATGCCGAGCATGTTTCTCGACGTGCCGTAGGTGGTGGAGCTGTCCCAGCCCTCCGCGTTAACATAGCTCATGTCGACAGGCTTTTTGCCGACCACAACAGGCACTCCGCTGACGGCGTACTTGATTCCCGACGGGATTTTGTCAACACGTTCGATTGTCGGCTTGCCCGAGTACGGCACGAGCAGTGTTGACACCTTTTTGCCCGCAAACTGCTTTGTCGCGTTGTCGGCGATACTGTACACAAGGTGGTTGCCGTAGACGTGTTCAAAAAGATTTCCCTTAGCCGCCGCCGGAATTTCCTTGATATCGCACGCGAGATTAGCGACGGGGAGCGTGTACACCTCGCCGTCCTCCGAGCGGTAATTTGCGAAGAAGCCGCCGTTGATGTATCTCTTCACTCCGCCCTTGCGCTTGTCCGCGTCATGATAGATTATCGCAAAGTTTTTAGCGCGGGTGTATGTGATGCCGTCCTTGTCGTAGCTGTCCTTGATGTTGGTATTGCCTTTTTTGCCGGACACATCGAGACTGATGTTTGTGTTCACGTTTTTTTCTCCTTTTGATGTGGATTTGATGTCGTACTGTCCCCACTCGTTAGGTATGCCGAGATATGGTGTCGGGTCTACGGATTCACCGTTTTTGCGGACCTCAAAATGACAATGTGAGCCGAAGGAATATCCCGTGTTGCCCTCGATTCCTACTACGTCCCCCGCCTTGACCTTTTGTCCAACTTTGACTTTTCGCGCCGCCATGTGACACATGAATATCTTAAGTCCGTCCGGTGTGTCAATGCGAATGTAGTTGCCCCACTGCCATGTAAGATTAGACTTGTCCGTGATGATTGTCGACGAGCCGATAACTCCGTCACAAGGCGCAACAAGCGTTTTGTCCGTACCGCTGAGGTCTACGCCTTTGTGGTAGTCGCGCTGTCCGTTGAGCGTGCGCCAGCCAAAGTGTGATGTGAGCGTGACCTTGCCGCTCTTGTAAGGCAGATTCATTTTCACTGCGCGTTACCTCCGTCGTGCGGCGGGTCTGTCGGTAAGTCCATCACTTGATGATAGAGCTGTGTCGCAACGTCATTGCCGCCGAGGTTGTGGTAAGCCGCGTAGGCGCGTTTGAGAGCTTCCTTTGCATATATCGGGCAATATCCCCTGTCGAGATACTTGTCGTGATTGCGGATTATCTCTGCACGGAGAAGGCACTTTAAACCTTCCTCGAGCGCACTTTCACGCTTTTTTCGCAGCTTGATGTAAGTGACCGCCCATGTGATTATACCGCCGCACACAGCAGGGATGAGCCACTTCAAAATTATCATTATGACCTCTTTCATATTTCCACAACCTCCACATAGATTCCGACCAGCTCACTCAGTTTGTTATACACAGGATTGACGGTGTCTCGGTTGCAGAGGTACGTCACGTTGTCCTCGATGTAGTACTTGCCGCTCACGAGAGCCATGTTCCCCTCATACGGTATCGGGTCATACTTTGTACCGTCATGCACTTCGTCAATCCTTTCATATAGGCTTGCCGTGATGTCTGGTGTCCACGTCTCCTGCGAGGTGTGCGCCTGTATGACCTTGTAGAGCTTGCCGAGATACTGCACCTTGTAGCCGACAGTGTACGCCGTGTCTTTTGCCCACTCGGGATAAAACGCCGTCATTCGTACCGCCGTAGCGTCGTCGACTGACAAAGTGTTAATCTGCTCTTTGATGAGCATTGACATTACTTCGTTTTCGCTAATCGGACGGTGCTTCGCTTCTGCTGCTTCTCTTGCCGCCATTTCGTTGTACTGTGCTTCTTCTTCCGCCGTCATGTCGCGGATTACTCCGTTGATACATATTTTCATTTTTTGCCATCCTTTATTATTGTCCTTCGACTTTTACTGTTGTCCCGCTAACTGGCGCGGTATCAAATGTGATTGTGATTTTAGTGGCGGGGTCGTCAGGCAAGTCTTGTGCCGTTACGCCTTGCTCTATTTTGCCTTGTATACTTCCCATATAAACTGTACTTTCGGCGGGAAGGAACATTGCAATCCGCGAGCTGCCATTGCCCATTATCACCATCACATTTTTAGGCGAATAGACGCTCGCGTTTAAATTCAGCGTCGCAAAATTGTTTGTCGTCCCTGATGCATGACTGAGTTTGACTGTGGCGGTCTTTGCACCCATTGCAGTTGTCGTACCAGCAATTGTAACGAGGATTGTTGTTTCTCCCGTCAAGTCCCACTGCACAACAGTGGTTTCTCCATCCATGGATGCCTTACCTATCGTCGTCAATCTCCCGCCCCCGCTCGGCAAATCCGTCGCGTCAACCTCCAACGCCTTGCCGTTTAACGTGACGAGCTGCCCGTTGTGTGTTACTACTTTTGGCATTTATTTTCCTCCTTTTATCTGCCGTATATTGTGATTTTGCCTGATACTGGCGCATATGTGGTGTTTGCCGTTGCCATTTTTATCGATGTAGCTTTGCCAACTCCAAACACAACATTATATGGGATATATGCGGTTGATGGAGCGAGATTGGTTGCGGATATAGCTACGTTCGGCTTGTGGCATTCCCAGACTATTCCATTAAATTTTGCTATTGCGTAGTTATAAGCCAACCTGCCGCTCTTTGGTACATCCACAAAATTGACACATACTTGTATTCCATTTATGTATAAATTTTGCGCCGAGTCCGTGCTGGTGGCATTTTGCAGTCCGCTATTAATCACTAAAAATTCTGTGTAATTGTCTAATCCCGTGACTTCAAAAGTTGCGGTTGCCTCCGTCACTTCTGTCTCGAGGATTTTAGTCCACTCTTTTTCGCCACCCCCGCCCCCACTCGGCAAATCAGTCAACGTCGCCGCAATTCCGTCCGCCACGACTTCCTCCGCCACAGCAGTTTTGTCCGCGTCAGTGAGAGTGTACGGTTTAGTCCTCATCTTTCCGTCCGCGCCGATTCTCACGGGTTGCGTGTCCTCTGCCGTAGCCGCGTCCGCCTTGATTCCGCCGAGAGCATCAGCCGTAGCCTGCGGGAGCGTGTACGTCGGCTTGTCCTGCGGAATAACGTTTCCGTCTTCGCCAACGCCGAGGATTTTTCCCGCGTTGCCTGCGCCTTGATTTTTGTCGAGTTTTGTGGTGAGTGCTTGAGCAATTTCTTGTAAATTTTCTTCATAATTTTCAGCCGGTACATAGTTTTGGAGTATATCTGTCAAGGCGGTGTTTGTGACGTAGTCGCCTGTTTTGGTGACATCTGTTGTTTGTGAGGAAAGATTTAAACTTCCCCTCCAAACAGCTCCCGCACCATCATATACGGTTATATCTACTCTACCATAGTTCATTCTCCCAAATATTACGAGCATAGGAGACGACATTCCGGTTGGCACAGTTTGGTCATAGTCGACAGGAGAGATTATGCCATACCCAACACCCATGTTGTATAAATTAATGATATTATCAGCTTTAAGGTCTAACCAATATCTGACTGTTGGAATAGGCGAAGCTCCAATGTTGGTTCTCGCCTGCGCCTTCTGCTCGTCCGTCAGCGTTTGCTCCACGTACTGCACCGCGTTAGCCGAGCCGCCACCGCCCCCCTCTGCGGACAGCACACCGTTTTTATCCACCGACAGCCCGCTGCCGAGCGTGGAGAACGGCTTGTTCTGCACCATCTCCCATGTGGGGGATGTGATGCTCTCGAGCATTGCTATAATCTGCTCGTATACGTCGGGTGTCGGGTCGGGTATAGGCTGACCGAGGTAGTCCGCGATACTGTCTTTGACTTTGAGACAGCACGGGCGCGTGGTTTTGAGTACACTCGGTTTTTCCGCTGAGCCTGCCTGCACGCCGACAAATATACGCCTGTGTTCTCCCGCCATCATAGGTACGTCGCATGAGTTTCCGCTCATCACAACCGCCTGATAGCTGCCGTCCTCGCAGACAAAGTATACGGTTTTTACCTTGTCCCGCCATTCTTCGTCAAACTCAAATTCCGCGACGTAGTCCGAGTTGTGCGATATAACGTCCTCGCCAGCCGTGATTGTCGGCACTCTGTCACACACCGTGATGTGTATTGTGGTTAGCATTCATTTTCACCTCCTGTGAGCTTGATGAATTTTCTTAGCGTGGTTAAGTCACTGTAGGATAGTTTTATTTCCTCGTTTTCCGATATTTCTATCGGAAGTTCGGTGTCTCCGAGGTCAACATCAAGGTTCATAAGCTCATTGAATCTTTGGTTGAACTCAGCTTCCGTTTCCGCAATAGGTTCATATCTGCCGTTTTCGAGCCTGCAATACTCGCCGAGGATTCGCATTCGCTGAACGTCGTAGAACTTCATCTGCGCTTCTATCTTGTCGAGAAAGCCGAAGAGCCTATATAACGTTTTCAGCGACAGGTTCTGCGCACACAGTTTTTTGAACGCTTCCTGCGCATAGATTAAATCTGACATTTTCATGTTAATTACCTAACGTTTCTTGTTTATTGTAATATATCGTGTCTACGTAAAGCCGATTGAAGTAGTTTAGCGTGCTTCCTATATCCCAAACTCCCTTTTTTCCGGGGACTATACATTGGTTGGAGGTCTGTACTTGAAGTTGATAGCTTGCAGATGAATTGTCTGGGTCTTTGAAGTAGATAAACGAACCGTACAATTCAAGGAACGCCGCCATTCCCGATATTGGAGACTGAACACCGACCTGAACAATGCCGTTTTCACCACTCATTTTAGATGTGACTATGGTGTAGTTCTCGTTTTCCGCAAAAAACACCTTGTTGACATAAAGATTGTCTGTGGTAACATTGCCGCCGTCTATTGTTGTCGCACCGCTTGTTGACAGGTCTGTAAACGTTACAAGTCCGTTGAAATTAATATCAGCTGATGAAATTTGAACATTTCCGCTTTTCAGAGATATTGTAGCCTTGCCGCGTGACTGCGTTGTTGTGAAACATTTGACTTTGAAATAGTCTCCGTTTTTGTCGTTCGAACCGTCTTTGATGTATTTGAACGACACGTAATGATTTCCTGCCGGAATTGTCATTGAAAACGTCTGTGGCGTTGCGCTCGATTCTCCTTTGAAGCTATGGTAAACTCCTGTTGAATCTGCAGTGTTATCACTTGATAAAGACGTGTCAAGGTTGGACATTATGCCGTAGTCATAATCGCTTTCACCGTAGGATATGCAACGGAATTTTACCTGCGTCGGCTTAGTGAAAGTGAACTTAAATCCGCCATATGCGTATGAATTTGCAACACCCGCATTCTGAGAAGTGTAATACCCATCAGAGGTCAGCGTGAAATCATATGCTTCCTCGGGAGTTACGGGTATGTCATCACCGAAATACCAAGGTGTATTGCTCCATGTTCCCGCCGAAACTTCTGACGTGCTTCCCGCAGTTTCCGTAGCTGTAAGGTCAAGCGCGTTCGCAGAAAGACGTATGGATGAGCTGTCGGCATTTGCAAACAAAGTCAACAGCGCGCGGACGTTTGAACCGATTGTTCCCGAACCGTAGGAAGCTGATAGGGATATTTTTGATTCAATGCCTTTCTCGGTTTTTTGTATAAGCTGTTCGATTGCCGTTGTTGTGGTTATCGTGCTTCCGCTCGATACCTCAACGAATTTACCCTCTACAGCAGAGGTAATAGAAGCTTTGCCCTCCTGTGTGTTCAGATAACTATCTACAGCTGTAGACAAATCCGTGCCGCGTAGCATTGACTTTTTGATTGCTTCAAGTTCACGCTGTTGTACCGGCTCAATCTCGCGTACCAGTCCGCCCGTTGATTCATATTCAACCTTGCCGAATCCATTCCACTTGATTGTTTGGGAGAATATCGGGAGCGTTTTTACCTCGTCATAATCATTAACTACGGTGATAATGTCTCCGCATTTAATTTCGGGATACCATTCGGCACGTACCGCAATAGGAGAATAAGCAGGGAAGAGTGAAGCCTTTGCAAAAATCGCGTTCACATAAGGCTGTAGCGCAGATATCTCCGTGTCGTTCTCGATGTACAGAAACGGATTGTCGCTGATAACATAGGTGTTTGTTCCCGTCCCCGCAGTCACGAGCTGGTCTCCGTATGACGTGTAACATTCGAGTTTGCCTATAACGGGAGTTTCAAATTCACTCTCGCTCATCTCAAATCGGTCTGTTTTGAGAATTTTGTAGGAGTTTGTTGTAAATGTGTTTAACTCAACTTTGCCATCCGCATTTATTCTCGAGTAACAGCCCGCCGCTTCCGCAATCCACGCAAGCACTTCACGCGCCGTGTAGTCCGAGGTTGAGAACGGATTGAAAGTAAAGTTTTTTGTAGAGTTTGTAAACGTTGTCGTGATAGGTTCAACACCCACTGCGGCGCAAAGGGAAGAGAAAACCGCGCCGAGAGTGACGGGGAACGTCATGTTTTCGATGAAATCCGAAGCAGAAACTTCAAACTTCTGCATACGGTCATAAGCGGTAAAGTCTATGAGCTTGCCGCGAACTTTGTCGGGTCTCTCGCCTTTGAAAACACCGACCGTCACATACTGAAATGCCGCGCCGACCTTAACGCCTATTTGCAAAGTAAATTCTTGTGTAAAATCGAAGTTGTTAAACTTGTTGTCAACATTGAACAACGTCATTTCAACTTGTTTACAAACAGCTTTGCCAAAGGTATAGTCAGTGTCTCCGTTCAGTATGTCCGTAATCTTAACACCGTCACCCGTTATCGCAACGTCAGCTTTCCCGAGAACCGTGTTGTCGGCAAATGTTATCTTGATATCCTGTTCGGTATGAGCGCGTATAGCTTCAAGTAAACTCGCGACAGGTTGAACAACGCTAAACACGTCTGAAGTCTTGTAGTCCGAATTGTTGTTGTTTGAATCGTAAGCGCATACTCTATACTGCACTGTAAGCCACGCAGAGCCTACTGTGTCGATGTAAGATGTGTTCTCGCCCCGATAAACCGTCATGTAGCTTGCGCCGTCCACGGAACGTTGTAGCGCATATCCCGCCGCATTTGAAACGCCCGCCCATGTGATTGTTGCCGATTCTCCCGCAGTGAGAGCAGGAACTGTTATAGTCTCGGGCATTGACGGGATTGTCGGTTCGGGTTCTTTTGCTTCAACAGTTCTCTCTACACTTGTAGTCCATTTGGACGAAACATTGTCTTTTACGGAAGCAACTCTGTATTGAACCTTGCTCCATGTTGCGAGGGCTGTGTCCGTGTATGAAGTCGCTGTGCCACTGTATATTTGAGTAAAGCCGCCGCCGTTTGCAGAACGTTCAAGTGTGTAACTGTCTGCGCCGGACACAGCACCCCACGAAACCGCTATGCTGTCTCCCGCCGTGATTGCCGAAGAAACAGTAATAGTCGCCGGAGCTGGAGGTGTTATCGTGCCAGCAAACACGACCGTATAGCATCCGTCAGCATCGGTGCTGTCAGATACCAAGAGAGAAGAGGAAAGATTCAAAGCGGGACGAACGCCATAATTACCACGGTAAGCATTGTTGCCGCCCAAACTATCATCCGAGTTGACAGACCGAGCGATGTTGGCGATCGTGTGGTGAGGTGTTCTTAGCCACCAATACCAAGCGGTAGTCTTTCTCGAAGGTTTGGAACTCGAAGGGGTATTACTGAAACACTGCTGCGTAACATACCCGATACGAGCGGTATTGCTCGTGTAGTAACCCCACGCCGCACCTTCGGCGATACTGTTCTCATTCGAGAGACCGACTTCGGTTGTGGACGGCAGGAATACTTTGCGTACAACATCCTCATAAGAGCCACCGTCTATACTCGGCTTGACAACACGAATGGTTGTCGAGAGAATAGCGGCTTTTTCATCATCGGTAAAACCGTTCAGAAAACCGGGGCGAGCTGCGTACTGAGTGCCGTAACCACCTGTACCCGCCGTAGTATTGGGAGAATGGTCTGCGCTATGAGCTGCGCTATACCATGCGCCTCCGGCGGCATCTTTGTTGAGCCATTGGTCGAGGTTGGAGACTGAATAACGGTTGTTACCGTATTTCAGCCTATCAGAATTGCTGTTACTCGGCTCTTTTGCGTCGAAGCACCTTAAATCAAGGATTTCAGCGGCGTGAAGAGTTACCGAGTTCGAAGGATAAGCGGGAGTGGAAACATGATTTTTCGCAACAATAGTCCATATTATAGGCTGCGCTTTCTCTGTGTTCACTTGATACTTGCCGAACTTGACTTTTGAGCCTACGGCAAGATTGGATAAAGCCTGCGACACGTTATCCCCCCTAAAATTCAATAATGTTGAACGACAAATCGAACCGCGCAACTTCTTCTTTGTCAATCCAGTAGTATTTTGTTGTTGCCGACCTGTCGCCCGCGTAGTATGTGCCGGAGCGCGTACCGCCTTTTTGATACGGGTCTGGGCAGACTGCCGTGAAACTGTCGGAGTTGACGGCGTTGAGTATTGAAGCCATTTCAGCCCATGTCAGGCAGTTCCACTTGAAACCGAAGTTTATCTTCTGTCCCACACGGTTTCTGTGCAAAACAGAAGTCGCGTCTCTCTCTGCACTTTCATCAACATCTGCTATTGAGGGATTCCATTCGGAAGGGTCGGGAATACTAACCCCCCCGAACTTTATTCCCATTGTGTAATTGAGTAATGATATCATGTTTAACCACCCGTAACCTGTTCAACCATCTTCTGGGAGCGTTTTACCGCGCGTCCCAAAGCGACAGACGGAGAAATCGAAAGTTCCTTGTCAGCAATCTTTTGTAACAGTCTGTTTTGTTCTCTGAGAAGTTTGTTCTGCTCTGCGGTATCCTTGTCCGAGCCGGAGCTGTTCGCGCGTAGTACACCGTTCATAGCGTTTGTGACACTCGCCTGAATGCCCGCTATAATCTGACCGTTGTTCGCAACAGCGTTTCTGCCGCCTATAGTGCCTACCAGTTCGGGTCCGGCTTCACGCGCGACGAATAACTGTCCCATAGTCGGGAAACCGCCGTCCGCAAACTGATTATCGAGAGAACCGAAAAGCAAATCGTCAACAATCGAATCCGTCTTATTCTTGCGAATCTTAGCTCTCGCTTCTTCAACCTTGTTCATATCAACGTCAACACCGATTTTTACTCCCACGCTCATGCCATCAACCTTCCAAAGAGTGTCTTTGAGGTTGTTAACCTTGTCTGTTGCTTTGTCAAATGCTTCCTGAGTGTCTTTTACGGCTTGCGTTGTGTCGTCCATGCCTTTTTTTGCTTCATACAACGCCTGCCTGTAATCGTAGAACTCCTGAACACCTTCATCTCCCAAAAACCTTGCCCATGTCATTGCAGAGCTGTGTGAAGTTATAAGCGATTCGGTAGTAATTTCACTCGCGTCTTTTACATCAGCAAGTTCGCTATGAGCTTTACGCAGGTAATACTGTAGCGTCGTATCGTTTTGAATAAGGTCAAACAGTTTTTGCTGCGCTTCTTTGTATGTGTTTGTCGCGGTAGTATTTTCTTCTTGCGCATCGCGAATGTTGAGCATTGCATCTGCTTGAACCTTGTATGCGTCTTTGATAACCTCGCTATAAGCTTGCTGTTTTAGTTGCTTGTCGAGAGCAGTATAAAGGTCTTCAACTTCTTGCCTTGTCCTTGACAGCGAACCGTCGTCGTTTATCGAAATGTCTATACCCATACCATTTATTTCGGAAATGAGCGTTTTTAATAGTTCTGCTTCGTCGGATGTCCTTTGTTCCTTTGGGATGGAAGCAATATCGAAAGCCGCGTCAATTATATTTTTCAAATATGCCATTTGACTTTCAACTTCTTTTACAGGAGCGTCGAGATTTTCAACGCGAAGTTTTAAGTCAGCGGCAACATCGAGATACACCTTAGCTTTGTCTGCGCTCTCTTTAGCTTTTTTGTATAGTTCATTTTCGTTAAGGCGCGCCTTTGTCTTTTCGTTGAAGCTTATGGTGAGTGCCGTAGCCGCAGTTGCAAGAGTAGCAACCAAACCTATAATCAGTCCAGCCTTGCCCCATTTAACGGTAAGCCCCGCTATAGTAGCAAGCGAACCGAGAACCGCTTTAAGTATATTTTCTTTCGTCACTTCGCCAGAGACGAGATTCTTTATACCGTCAAACTCAAACGCAAGTCCCGCAAAAGATATAGCAAGCGTAGCAGAAGTTCCAAACCCGCCGCCGAACAGCTCCGATACCTTTATGCCGAGAAGAGCCGCCACAATTTCTGTTGCATACTCTTTGATTTTCGCCCATGTGCTAAGCAGCCTGTCCGACCATTCCGTAACGCTTGACGAGATGTTCTCCATTGATACCTCTTCAAACATTCCGCTGTAGTCGGGTGTAGTCTTGCCGGAAGAACTGCCCGTGCTTGATATAACGTTAAGCTCGTCAAATCCCGCAAGGAGCTGTTTTTGAGCAGCCGCCGAATCCTTAGCCGCTTCCGCATATTCTTTCTGCTGGCGAATAGCCTTAGTCCACGAAGAAGCCCCAGTCATTTTCGCGACAAGCTGATTCAACCAGTTTACACCCTCGACTATTCTATCAATGAGCGAATCGAATACGGGAATGAGCGCGTTGAGTATCGGAGCTGTCATAGCGCCTACAGAGTTTCGGAAATATTGCAGTGAAGTGGCGGCGCTGTCCATACTGCTTGCAAAGTCAGTCCCGACCGCCTTACTGTATTGGTAAAGGTTGTTTACACCCTCGCTGAATGCCTTTGCAATCTGTTTCAAGAACTCATTCACGGTACGATAACGAAGGATTCTTTCAAGTGAACCCGCAACCTTGCCGATAGTCTCACCGAGAACCGAGTTCTTGAAGTTCTTGCCCATCTGTTTGCCGAGGTCTTTTATGGACTTCGCAGCACCTTTTGCTTTGGCTTTGAGTTCGCCAAATTTCGCCGATATCGAAGCAAGCGGTTTTTCTACGGTGTCGAGTTGTTCCGCGTTTTTGATAAGGCTTTCGAGTATGTCGCTTTGACTTGTCTCTTTGCCCGCCGACTTGAGTATGTCGTTAAACTGCTTCTTCATCGCCGCAGTCGGTTTGGCAAACATGGAATCAAGCGTTGAATCGAACATAGCTTTTTGTATTTCAGCTCTTTGCCTTTTCGCTTTGGCATTGTACTTTTCCCAATCAAACGGCACAGACATTCCGCCGGTATTAATTCCGTTGCCGATCATCTTGGCTTTTCTCGCGTCCATGTATCTTTTGACAGCTTCCATTATGCCATAATCGTCTGTGATTTTCCCGCTGTTTGATTTCAACTTTTTGCTCATCGCAATAAGCTGCTTATAAGAGCCTACAGTAACTTTGTATTGTTTAGATACCTTCGCGGCTTCTTCACTCATTTTCCTAAGTGCAGACGTGCCGTTTTTGATACCGTTTGTATCAACCATCTTGTCGATGCCGCTTGCCGAACTCATTTCGCTTGCAAACTTTTTGAACGGTTCGAGCGTTTTCACAAGATTTTTCAGCGCACTTTCCGCTTTTTTTGTCTCGGCAGTGACTACTATTTGTAGATTGTCTATTGTTCCGTCAGCCATTGTTTTTGTTCTCCTTTCCACTGAATTTTTGTCGCATAGCGGAAAGCCACGAGAACGCTTGATTTTGAACTTCCGCTTGTTTTTTAGCTTTTTCCGCTTCTTCCTCGGCTTTCCTCTGCCTTTCGGTTACGGAATACGGCTTTTCGGGATATTTGCCGGGCTTTGTTCCGCGCTTTGCAAAAGCATGAAGAATAGGAGCGAGACAACCTACAGCCTCGTATACATAGATTCCTTGTAACCACGCCGCATAATTATCTCGCTCCTGTCTGTATTCTTCTGCTTCTCGGTAGTAGCGAAGTTCTGTAAAGTCTCCGTCCCAGTATGTGTCATAGGGAACTCCTATAGACATATAGTAGGAGCACAGATTATCCGCATACTCCGCAAACCACGGCTTGTCAACTGTCGGTTCAGCGTCAGTTATGCCCGTATCGCCGGAAGATGGTGTTATCCCTTCACCGTCTTCCACTTCACGTTTCCCTTGGGAGACATTTCTTCGATTACCTCATTTACCATTCTGAAGAGGATGTCGGAAAGAGTGTTTGCAGTTTCGCCTTCCTCTCCGTCTTCCGAATTGGCAAATTCCTTGTAAATAGCCATTCTTTCATTTCTCGGTACATTCTTGTGGAAAGCATCGAAAGCCGCGCAGAAAAGGTCTTCCTGCGCCGTCAGAAGATGGTCTTCAAGATTTCCGAAGGAAAATCCGCTCTTCTCAAGTCGTTTGAGCGACGCAATCGTGTAGCCGAGGGTATATGCTGTTCCGTTGTATTCAAACTGAATTGTAGTTCTGTTAGCCATGGTTTATATTTCCTTTCTTTAATCAGGTATCGTCTGAAAGTGAGGGAGCTGTCAGTGCGGTTACGGTGACGGTGCAATGAACAACTTCGTTTACTCCCGCACCGTTTACTTTAAGAGAGTACATTCCCTTAAAATTGAACTTGCCGTTAATACCTGTTGCTGTGTATGTGCCGTCGTTCGCACTTGTACCGCCAAACCAAACGGAAAGGTCTGTTTCGGTGTTCTGACCCGCCTCAAGAGCCTTGTATTCCGTCTTGGTGTAGTTAGCTTCAAACTCAATGCTTTCCTGCTGCTGAATGCCGAGTACACTGACAGATACGTAATGCGAAAGAGTTGTAGCGTCAAGCGTTTCGGGAGTACCGCCGAGGTCGCCGAAAGAGTTTATATCAATGAGCTTTGTGTATGTGCTTCCTGTGTCCTTCTTCATCAGGAATACGCCCATCGAGGTTACAGGGGTAGGTATAGCCATCTAAATTACCTCCTATAGATAACATTATTCTTGTCCGCACATCCTGTATAACGTGCGATAATTCTGTAAATCGTGCCGTCGTTTAAAGAAACAGGCTGCGCCGCAGTCCTCAAAAATCCGCGCATGGTGAGCTGTCGGTCTATTTCAGCAAGAATTGCTTTCGCTTCCGTTTTGCGCTCCCCCGCTTTGTTGGAGTAAATATTCACCTCATAAAGCAGATTCACGTGATTCTCGCGGTTAGAGCTGTCAATCGTGTCCGAACGCACAAGATTGTCCGCTTCCACAATGCTCACAAACGGAAATGACGAAGGCAAACGCTCTTCAATGCCCGATATAGACAGGGCAGGAAACTTCTCTTTGAGCGCATTGTAAAGCTCCGTGTAAAGCACATTTTCAATGTCAATCATGAGAACACCTCCTTTGCGATGTCGTATATTCTTCGGCGCATTTCCTCGGAAGCGTCCCACATGCAGCGGTTGGCATTGTTGCCGTGAGTTCTTATTCTTCCGTTGCCGAGGTCTTCACCGTTCGTTCCAGGGTCTCCGCGATAGTACCATGTGTAGTTTTGACCGTAGCCCTTGCCGTATGCACCACGAATCATGCCGAGTTCGTCAGCCTTGGGATGCGTCACGGGATTATATACGCCGGTTCCGAATTCGATAAACAGTATTGATTCACCCGAAGCGTTTATGGCAAGCGTGTGTTCGTCAAGCCATGTCGGCGAAGAATCAACCACAACATCATTTACACCGTCATACTCCGCACTTTGAAAATGGATTGCCGCCTGCGTTATGCCTATGTCGGCGAGTTTTTCAAGAAACGTGTTCAGTTTTGCTCCGAGACTGCGCGTGTAGTCCTTTATCTGTCGCGCGACTTTCCACGTGTTTCTTATTCTGATGTTTATCATCCGTCGACCGTCACCCGCCTTATCGCATAGGAAACGCTGTTTAACGACCGTGCAGCTTTTGTCACAATGTAGTCGTATTCCATGCGCCCGTTCGCGTCATAGGTTAAAGGCTTGTCGATGCATAATACGGTGTGTTCGTCAATCTCAAAATTCGGTTCATCTATCACAATAATTTTGTCGTACTGTATATCCGTTCCGAACGTTTCAACTATAACGTCGCCATACATCGAAGCCGACTTAGCCGCCGATATGTTAGCCTTATACTTCTTCGGAGTTGAGTATTTCGCAGTGTGTTCTCCCGTGTACAGTCCGTTTTCGTCTTTTCCGTCCTCGTTTCCGAGATATAGTGCATACCAAAATTCGCGCTTGTTCTTTTTCAAACATCTCATGTCGGTCTGCCTACTTTCGGAATGATTTCATTTAGAAGCTGTTCGGACACCCATTCGGAACTCCACTTTCGGTCAATACCGTTTTCGGAATGAGAGAGCTGCCCAGACGCGCCGAGCCTGTTGTACATGTCTTCCGCTATGCGTATTTTGAGGTCTCTGTACCGTTCTTCAAATGTAGCATTCTCTCCCCCAAAGGGGAAACGGCGGGAGATTATGATATTTTCCGCGCTTTCAAGCAGCTCATAGAGAATGCGTGTATCACTTTCTTCCGTTCTGATTTTCAAGCGTTCAATGTCGGTCATTTTCTCCCGCCTTTCTCATTTCTTTTTGCGTGTGTTAGTTGTTGTCTTCGGCTTTTCTTCCGCTACAACAGTCTTTTCTTTCTCTTCGGTTATCACTCCGTGCGCCGAAAGTTCCGCAGTATCGGAGGAAGATATCTCAAACTTTTCTCCCGCATTGTGCCACACACCACGGTAATTAACCGAATATTTAGGTGTGAGGTAAATCATCAGGCAGTTACCTTGAGAGTTACAACTTCGTTCATTCTCTCGTAGGAAGGAAGAACGATTTCGGAAGCGTAGATATTTGTGACGGCGGGATGAATTTGTACATTCTGTGTAATTGTGATGCCTGTATCAACAATGCTGACTTCTGTGTTCGCGCCGGAAATAAGTCTCGCTTCCTCGGGAGTTGTGCCGTACCAAGTTCTGCCCAGTGTACCTTCGGGAATGAATGTAACATATCCGTCGGGAACGAATGATTTGGTTGCGCCGCTTTCGTTCTTATACTTCTTCGAGTAAACAATAGGTCTGATTCCGGTTTCGTTTTCGATAACATCAGAAGCTCTTGCGCCTGTTACATAGCTCTGAACAACGCCCGATGTTGAAATAATGGAGTTCTTAACAGCGGAGGTGGCTTTCAGAAGGTTGAATGTTGCGGAGGACATAATGGCATATCTTATTTCAGAACCTGAAACGTCAGCTGCCTTGTTCTTCATATCCTCGAAGTCCTTAATCGGGTCCGCCGTGGAAGCCGCTGACCAAAGAGCTGTAGAGGTAAGTGCAGAATAGTTGTTAGTCTTCCATGTATCGTTGGGGTCGTAGTCGTATTCATAGGCTACACCGTTCGCTTTTATTGAAATAGCCATATCGCCACTTTCGGGGAAAAGAAGAGACATTCTCATACGTTCAGAGACAACGTGAGCGCCGTCAATGAGGTCTCTTAAATAGTCAAAAGTGCGATTAAGTATAGCCAGTGCGTAAGGTTCATTAGAATCTCGCACCTGAAGGAATTCCTGAATGTCATTTTCAGAGAGCTTATGAGCTGCGCGGAAAAAAGGCATTTCTGTTTCGAATCTTGAAAGTTCGCCAATCTCACGATAAGTTGCCTGAGCGTCAAAAGCTGAAGGAGCGAGAGAAACAGGAAGTCCACCGTATCCTTTTACCCAAGCAAGACGCAGTCCTGTCTTCTTTTCGGCAGGGAAAAGTCCTTCGCCGAAATATGGAATTCTGTTAGAGGCTGTCTGCTCATAGTTGGCTGCAATTACGCGCGGCGTGATAAATTCGCTAAGATTCATTATTCAAGTCTCCTTTCAAATTAAACGTTAGTCTCTGTGTCGGTTCTTATAACAAGTCCCGAAACAGCAGTGCCAAGAGTTGAAATGTCTATGCCGGAGTGAGCCTTTGCTTTAACACCGTCTATAACGCCCTGTACAACGATTGCACCGTTGGGATTGACTGTCGGGTCAACGTCATAAAGAAGTACGCCTACAGCACCCGTAACACCGCTTGTGGGAGCTGTGCCGTCTGCTGTGAGCGGAGTTCCGGCTTTAACAAGGGATGTGCCACCCACTGTAATGGGAATTGCATTGTAGTTATTAGTCGCAAGAATAGTGAACATCTTGCCGGATTTTGTTTCTTTTACCTGCATTTTCTATCTCCTTTTTTAAAATTTTTTAAAACTTCAAATAATGTTCAAGTGCGTTCTTATTGACTTGATTAGCTTCTGCGGTACGTTTGCCGAGCTGTTTTGCGAGAGCAATTTCAGGACTGTCTTTTTCAGTGTTGCTCCCACCGTTTGGATGAAGCCCGCGTTCAATATTTTCCTTGAACCTCTTTTCACATTCGGCGTTATATTTCTTCTGATTTTCGAGAACCGCGTCCATGTCACCGTTGAATATTGCTTCTGCGGTAGACTTTGCAAGTTCGGGAGAGTATCCGACTTCCAGGTATTTAGCGGTGTTCTCGGCAATAGAGGTCTTTTTCAGCAGTTCATTGTATTTGTCCTGTAGTTCCTTCATTGCTTCGTCGGACTGAGCCTTAGCCGCTTCTTCGGAGGTCATTTTCTCTTTAAGGCTTCTCTTTGCCGCCGCGAGGTCAGACGCGGTCTTGTCAAGCAGCTCTTTCTTTACATATCCCGATAAGTCGACTTTTTCAGGGATATCAAGTCCGAGAAGAGCCTTGACCTGGTCTTCCGCGCTCATTGCGTCGAATCCTTCGATTGTTGAGGTGTCAATGTTAGGCATAATAAATTCTCCTTGCGTTTTTCGGTCTTCTCTGACCTGATATTTTTTGCGCTTTTATACTGCATCTCCGCAGTCTGCGAATTTTATAAAGCGACTTCTCTGCCGCTGATATATTAAGGCATGAGCCGTATATCCGTTATTTTCTTTCTATAGGTGCGAGGTAACATCTGCAATGCCAGTGTTGCTTGTCGGGCGCTTCGTTAATAGGGAATATTTCTCCGTCAAGCGGCTTGCAAATCTCGCACACCTTTTCGTCCTCTTGCGTCACCCACATCACATACTCAACTCCCGCGTCCTTGTATGCTCTGAGTACCGTCTCGTCAGTCACTATATCGGCGTATTGGGCGGTCATATTCGACCATAGGCTTACTGCACGTCTCCACTCGCTGTTAACGTCCGAACGCGTCCTGAGAGCTTCTGAAAGCCTGTCGCGCTTTCTTAAGACTTCGTTCTCGTATTCGTACTTTGTTACGGAATTCGGAGACGAGAGGACAGTCTCAACAAGGGTCTTTTTTGCTTTTGCGGAAATTTTTCCGATGTCCTTGTAACCGTATCGGCTTACTTCTTCGCCTATTTCTTCATATATGGCAAAGGCAAGTTCTAACATCGTGTCCCGTAAATCGCTGTCAAGGTTCTTGTAAAGCGTCGCGACGGTCTTTATAATGTGAAGCTCGTCGAATTTAGCAAGTCTTATTGAGGACTTAGCTTTTTCAAACCGCCGTATTGTCTTCTTCCGCAGTATTTCTATCGCCCTGTCCGTCGTTATGTACCGTTCTTGCATTCTCAAGCTCCTTTTCTAAGCTGTTTTCAAGTTCGGACTGTGCTTCTTCATACCACTCCATACCGCGCTGGTATGCATTCTCTACATCTGTAAACAAGCCGGAAATGTCGTAAGCGTCGCGCGGATGAACCTTTTCGTTGTTGAGCAGTTCGCAAAGAACCTGTGCTTTCGATTGAATGTCGGTGAGGTTTTCGCGGGTAAACTGAATCTTAACATCGTTCGGGTCGAGGTCGAGAATGCCCTTGTCTTTGTAGATTTTGAGAATCAGCTTCAAAATCTCTCTTTCCGAACGCGCAAATAGCTTTTCAGTGTCGTTTGCTCGCGCGGAAGCATCCTGCCAACCGTTGCGGAATCTCGTTCCCATGCCCGTGTCCGCGGCAGAAGAGTTTCCGGCTCTTGTCGGCATACCCGTTATTTCGTCAATGTAATCGTACAGCGCGTCTATTTCCGTCTGAACGCCAGTCTGAGAGATTTCAGAGGATATGCGGTAAACCTTTGCTTCCGTTCCCTGACCGCTTCTGATACAGATACACTGACCGCCCCTTGCAAGCTCCTTGTATGTGTTCTCGTCGATTTCGCAGTTTTGGAACACGTCATAGGCGTTCACAAAGTCAACAACATTGTCAACGCGAGCGGATTCAAGAGTGTTTATCATATTGATAGGCGAGAGAACCGTCTCAAACGCTCCTAAACGAGCTTCATTCAGCGGATATTCCACTATCGGAACGCGCCCGAAGTCGTAAGCAAGCCAGTCTACAACGTCGTTGCCCTTTACGGTGTATCTTCCTTCCGGCACATAAACGTAGTAAATGCGGTTGTCATCCTCGTCATACTGTTTCAGCACACCCGCAAGAGGTTTTCTGCCGATACCCGAAGAGTAGATAACAAACGCTTCTCTCGGGTCGAGTGAGTAAAGCGCGGCGGGGCTTCCGTCTTTTTCGTTGTCTGGGTCGGGAAGAACCATTCGTGGCTCAACTCCGCATATGTGCATCCAGTCGGAACACTCTTTATCCTTCGATTCTTTGCCTTCGGAAGTCATAAGAACGTTCAAATAAGCTACCTTGTCGGATACGTCTTCTTTTCCGTTCGCCGCTACATACTGAATGGGAGAGCTGAGAAAAAACGAGGATTTAAAAGTGACTATCTTGTTTGGAAGGTTGACAGTGACCTTGTTGTTGTTGTCGGGTCTTACAGTCTTGTCTTTATAGCGGATATCCATTATTCCGCGATAAACGTCATATAAGTAATTTATTTCCGCGACATTTGCGCTGTCAAAGCCGAGCGAATCTTCAAGCACGGACACAACGTTGTCGGCGGTTATTTTTTGTTTGTTCGTTAGTATCTTTCGCCGACCATGAAGGCTATCACAAGTAGTAAGGCGAACAATATCATTTTCAAGCACGTGGAAAACCTCCGTGTAAACAAAAATAGGGGCTACCCGTATGTTTTCCATACGAATAGCCCCTATCGGCTCTTACTGTAACCCGATTGTTACAGCGTTTTTATAGTGTATTTAGCTTTTCTCGAAGCGGTTATTTCAAGTATAGTGACCTCTTCGCGCGATTTCTTAATTTTAACGTCATTGCCGCGTTCCAAAATCTCGTTGATTATGAGAAGCGCGTCTTCTTTGACATACTTGTGACGGTGCGCGTGTTTCTCTTCTTCCATAGCCACCTCAATAAGGTCTTTGTATTACTCTTACCGTCTGCGTCTCAAACGATTGAATGAAGTCTGCAAGCATTGAGAATGCATCGGGTACATCGTCATGTGCGTTTCTTCCCGCCATAGTATAACTGCAAAGCATACCGAGCGCGCGTTTATACTCTTTGTTGTTCTTTATAACACTATTGTCCTTGAAAAGGAAATGCTCTTTGACAAATGGAGAATCAACTATAATTCGCGTAGCCTTGTTTGCTGTCGAATATTTTGTAGTGATTCTTGTTATGCCGCCGCGCGTTTTTACCTCTTTTTGAACCTTTTCCGCGATTTTTCCACCCGCAGAGTTTGATTCAAAACGGCTCAATTTGACTTTGTGCCGTAAAAGAATCTCGACAAGCCTTGTTTCAACTATTTCGGGATTATTGTTGTCGCAGATTATTTCTTCGATGTAGAAGTCATTGCCGTACTGGTAAGCAATAGGCATTACGCAGTAGTCCGCCCCTTTGTCCTTTGTGTCGCAAACCGATATGATAGCATCCGGCGAATCCGAGGGAAGTTCAAAATAACGTCTGAGTTCGTCCTCGTTGTAGAGAAGTCCCTCGCGCTCTATAGGTTGATTCATGAACAAAGCTCGCCACGAGCAGTCGTCAAGGTTGTTTTTCATGTCCTCGAAGTATTCCTTATCAAAGCCGACACCATAGCGGTAATTGAAATTGCTTTCGCCGTCCTCGTCAACCGCAGGCATCACCAAAAACTGAGCTTTCGGAGAATCCGCGTACATTGTTTGCAGTCTCCCTATAGGGTCATGCACCGACCATCTTGTAGCAAGGTGCAATTCTTTGCAGTTTAGTTTCTTTCTCGACTTCAAATCGTTCGTGTAAGCCGTCCAGAGCTTGTCAAGTCGTTCAATGCTCAATGCTTCCTCAATACCCGACACAAGGTCATCAGCGGTCAGAAGTTTTTCACAACGCGTAGCACCCGTAAGGGAAGCGCCTATAGCACGGCAGGTGAGCGACGAAAATCGGTGTTTCTTGCCGAGGTCTATCGTCTGTTCCTTTGCATTGGTTATAATTGTGCCTGCCGCAGGATACACGTCGTGCCATAAATAATCAGGGTCTGACAGAATGCTGTTTACGCCGTCATATATTGAGTTAGTGAGCGTTCCCGAATGTCCCGAAGCAAGGGAACAGCTGTCGGGAAACGCGCCTATCATCATCGAATGCAGGAAAATTTCGAGAGTTGACTTTCCCGTTCCAGGCGGAAGAGAGATTGATAATATGTCAAGTTCTCCGTCCACAAGCTTTTGCATTGCACGGCAGACAGGTTCGAGCTGCTTTCTTCTCGGTATCCAGAATCTTTTCTCAGGCTCTCGCTGAAGTTCTATATACTGCATGTAGCTGTCGAGCCTTAATCCTTGCGCTTCAAGCAAAAGCACAGCCTTAAAAAGAGAATTCGCGTCTTTCGATTTATTTTGTATAATTCGCTCCGTGCAATATCTCTTCAAAGTCTCCGAATACCGCCACTTTTCAGCACAGTTATTCATCGAAGACAGCACCGAATACAATGCCGTATAATGCTTCATGTTTTCAGGTTCGGCTTTGATGTGAGAGAGAATATTGTCCGCTACGTCAAGATAACGCTTGTCTGTATGCTCACCTGCCATTATCTCCGCTTGCAGTGCTTCCATTCTCGCCCACCTCTTCCATTCGCCTGAAATAATCACGAAATACAGATTTTATCTTCTGATACCACCTATACTGTACCGTGTGAACAGCCGCAGAATCGTCTATTACCATCCACAAGTCAAGATTGCTTTTCCTTTTCCACCCGATTTCAAACGTTTTCGGGATGAAATCGCATTGCGTATACACTGTAACATTGCACGGTTCTTTCAATGCTTTCAGCCCTTCGGCTATAGCAACCATTGTACAACGTATTGAGTTCCATCCGGCAATTCTTCCGCTAATGTATTTCTCATGCTTGCCATACCTCAACAGTGTCTGCCAATACCCAATTCCGCTATCTTCGATAAAACCTCCGAAAACGTATATATCGACATATCTCATACACACCTCAGAGGTCTTTTTTGTTTTTGCGCGATTTTTGAAAAACAGAGCAAAGACATTTACAAAATCCTGATTACAAAAGCCCTAAGTTTTTTAGTTTTTGAGAATATTTGAGGGGCTAACACGCGCCTCGGCGTTCTACGGCCGTCAACCACCCAGTGTCGCATATCGGGCATCTCTTCCCCGAATTATACAAAATCTTCATTTTGCCTAATTGGATATGTGTTTGTCTGGGTGTGTCTGTACGCTCTCATAATGCTTTATACGCTTAACTAAGTCCTTCCCTGCCCTGTCGGTTAATCCGTGAATATATCGCTCTCGCGGCATTGTGGCGCGTCTCATGTGTCGCTTGTGTCCTTGATGTCGTATATCTCTATTACATCATCAAGTTTTGGCGCGTCTATTTGCTTTGTGGGCGTTTGTGCGACCTCTAAGCGGGTGTTGTTTGAAAAGCCTTGCGAACTGTTGTTGAGCAAAAACATTGCGTACACGGGATTGAGTGAGCCGTCAGCACCTTTTTGGACGGTGTTTGCGGCTATGAGCGTCTTCATTCTTTTTATAATTGTAGAATGACGCTGACCTATACGCGACTTAGTCCCCCACTCTATAAGTGTAACACGGTCGACACCGAGAGCAACGGCGAGACTTGCCAGCGACGGGAAGGCGTGGTAACGGCTGCACCATGTAATATAGTCGTTGCAGCGCCGCTCGACCTCGTCCGCGCTGTCCAGGTCAACAGCCGGCAGCGCCATGAGCTCTTGTAGAGCGGTAATCGTATCGGGGTTTACTTCGGTAAGCGGCGTTCTCGGGTCGGAACATCCGTTTAATTCACACTCCAAACGTTCTCTTGCCGCAATCGCTTTGTTGTGATTGCTTGTCTTGCGCCCTTGCTTCTTCCGCTTCTTTTTCGGTTGTTCTACATTTGTAAGTTCCTCCGCCGTCTCAAAGCCTGCTATATGCTCAACTTCCACTTCGCTTTCTCCCTTCCGTTTAATTTATTATATAACTATATTATAACAATAATATTGCAAATTAACATAATCCCATTTATTACTATAATATAACCATATTGGTAATAGTGATATATTAAGGCTGATTTCCTTTTACTTTCCTTTTCTTCCTCTCCCCCCTCCCCCGTGATTGATTATAGCACTAAACTATACGTTTGTCAAGTGTGGAGCGGGAGTAAATTGTGTCTGAAATATTAACGGCAAAAAGAAAAGAGGCTTGCGCCCCCCTCTTGCTTATATAAGCCCCTGCAACCGCTTTTTTATAGCCTCGTCAAAGTCTGATTTGTCCGGCTGCCTATCCGGCTTTAGCGCGTCCGCAACTCTCGCCAGGACTTCCCGCCGCGCTTCTTCTTTCGCTTTTTCTTCTACCTTTGTAAAATCCTCTATCCCTGCATAGTTGTCGACCGCTCTTGTAATATAAGCGTTGAGCGACAGCCCCGCCGCCTTGGCTTTCTCCGCCCACTGGCTTTTCTTCCCCTTTTCGGTCGTCAAATTAATGCGGTCATATGACTGCTTTATGTAGTCGTTTGCGTATTTTGTAGCGTCAAATTCTGCCATTTTCACCACCTCCATTTTTCCCCAATTTTAGCACACGCAAAACGCAAATGTCAATATACTATTTGCACAAAATAGATGCAATATATTTGTGTAATATTATTCGAAATATTTGCGCAAAACCTATTGACTATTTGCGCAAATAGTGGTATAATATAAGTGTCAAAGGGAGAGAGCAAAAGCAACTCCCCCAAAAATAAAAAATGAAAAATGAAAAAAATCAAGGAGAACAAAAATGAAATACTACACACAGATGATTATCTCTACAGCCAGCTACACTACCGAGCTTGACCAGCCGCAGGAAATCGAAAAAAAGGAATTTACCCAAAAAAACGTCAATGACTGGTGCGAGCAGTACGCCGCCGACACTGGTGACAGCTCTGACATTGACTGCCTCGGCTTTGTCCTCACCGACGAGAACGAAAACGAGATAGAAACGCTCTATTACCGAGAGCGTCGCGCCGATTATCACGGCTCACACAAAACCCACTAAGCAGAGTGACGGGAGCAATCCCGTTAATGCGGTCCGGCAGACGGTCACAAACCCCGAAAGCCGAAAAGAAAGGAATTATCAAAAAATGACAAATTATGAAATCCGTGAAAATCATCAATACAACAGTCGCGAGGTTTATTTTGACGGCAAGCCGTCCCGCGCAACTCTCGACGCGCTGAAAGCGTTGAAAATGCGTTGGAATCACGTTAAGGCGTGCTGGTACGGCTACGCGCAGGAACATGAGCTTATCAACGCCATCATCGCCAACGACAGAGACGGCGAGGACATCACCGGAGAAAAGACGGAGGGCGCGACGGTCTACACAGACGGCTACCTCGGCGGCGGCGCGGTCTACGGCTCAAAGTCCGATAAACACCTCTACGGCGCGGACTTATCAAAAGCAATCAGGGAGGACATCAAAGCGGCGGGAATCAAAGGCGCATCCGTGCGCTGCAAATCTTATTCCGGCGGGCAGTCAATCACCGTCACGCTCTCACTCCCCACGACAGCGTACATCAGCAAAGAACAGTTTGCTGTCGATTATCGCATTCCCACGTCCGCAAGCTGGATTTACTACGAGGACGAGGACGGGAAAAGCCAAACAATACACATCAACAAATACTACAGCGAGATATCAGCCGACGAGCAGGAGAAAATCCGAATTGCCGCAGCGAAATGCGAATACAGTCGCGAAGCCGAAAGCGAAAACGATTTGAACATTTACCACCTCGACAAATATAAAGTATACACAGCCGAAACAATGGAAATCATCAAAAAAGTGAATTCCATCATCAGCGCATACCGCTATGATGAGTCAAATAGCATGGTGGACTATTTTGATACCAACTTTTATTATAACATCCACACAAAGCCGATATCGTAATATCCCTTCTCCCGCTTCGGCGGGAATCGTCAGCCGGTAAAAGTCCGGCTCTGAAGAGCAAGAGCGAAACGAAAAGCAATGGAGCAAACAACAATGAAAAAATATCGAATCAAGGGTACATGGTACACCATAAAAGCAAGCTGTATCAAGCAAGCACTTTTGAAGCTCGTGGACGAGGGCGGCGACTTTACATACACCCCGCATTGGTACACAAAAAGCAATCGTAAGTCATGGGCAGAGTTTGAAACATCCTACGGCTACAAAGGAATCCTCGAAGAGGTTTGAATCATGAAGAAACTTACATCACTCGCCCTCATCATCCTGCTGGGCATAGTCTCCTGCTCCCCTATCAAGCAGGAGCGTTACCAAAGCGGCGTTTACACCGAAGTAAACAGTGGCTGCGGCTACATCATCACCGACGACGGCAACGTATGGAGTTACTTCGACCGGTCAATCTCCAGCGGCTCTTCCGTCCTCGTCACCATTTCCGACGAGGGCACGGAAGAAATCGAAGACGACGTAATCACAAACGTTGTCGAAAAATAAATCAAAAAAATCTAAAAATTTATACGAAACCTATTGACAAATGCGCCAATGGGTGGTATAATATAATCACAGCAAGGGAATAAAACAAAAGGAGAAAAGAAAATGACTACATACGAGAGGGTAAAGAAGGCATTAGAAAGTTATAACTTTGACGACGAAAACGGAAACGGCGTCAACGAATTGATTGCATACGCTTACTTTTTGGGCAAGTGTGAAAAATCGAAAGAATTGTGCGACAAGGCACATTCTATGCTTGAAGCACAACACAATCGAGCCAAGGGTTGCAGATACCATAAAATGGCTGAAGATGTTGTGGGCAGACAAACTATTCTCTATGACGGAGATTATGACCAGTGGATTGGGATGTTTTCCCAAGACAAGACGGAAGTCAATTAAGAAGTCAATTAATAAAAAAGCCGACCGAGCGGCTATAAATAGGGTTTAGGCTCGGTGCGTTCCCTCTTCGGAGGGAGGTATCTAACAAAATCGAAAGGTGAATCAAAAATGAGAATCATATCATATTCAACGAGCAAACCTATAACAACCGAAACTGATACCTACACGGTTATCTACGACCTTCCGAGCAAAATAGCCACCGAACCGATTGTCATTCACTCTCGCGGCTTCGACAGTTGGAAAAAAGGCGAAATAATCACTTTTTCCGAGTTCGACGCAAACAGAAGTTATGAGCTTGTTTGCGAGTTTGACTTAACGCGGTGCTACGACGATTACTACGGCATTGCTCTCAAATTAGCCGGATACAAGCCGAAATTTCAATTCCGCCGTAACAACCTTAATGATTCTCCCATGTCCTTTAATAATCCGGCAGCCGACTGGGAAAATAAAATAGTCGATGAGATTGTGAACTCCAACGAAGAGTTGAAATTGCAAGCTGCCGCAGTTCAGCTTATGCTCCACGATAGAGTGAAAGCAGCTCTTGAAGAACCGTATTTCACCACTCTCGGACGGACGCTTGAAGATATAGATTGGCATCTGCCTAAGTACTCGTATATAAAAAATGTCGAGCATAACGGAAGAAAATATCTTCTCACCATTGATTATAAGACACTCAGAGTATCGTTTAACTTACAGGAGGAATAAAAACATGTTTAGCTTTGCAACAAAATCATCCCACCTCTTCGCCCCCGTCAACGGAGCAACAACGTTTTTCATCCACTGTTCCGCGTTTTTCCGTTCCCTCGGAGAAACCGAGAACGACCGCGCATCCGCCTACGTCGAGGAAATCCGCATAGGCGACACATCCTACCTCTGCCTGTGGCGGGAGGAAGACGCGCGTTTCTTCCTCAACCGCGAGTGGCGCGACAGCTCCCGCACCTGTCCCGACAGATGGGGTTCGGACAACGCTTTCGACCTTACGACCGTTGTTTTTGACAACGGGGACAAGCTCGACCTCTCCGTTGTTCACCCTGTCGGAGATATCGTTTTCTCCGACTATATCAAGGCGGGAGTTGCTGATTTTGGTTGTCTCTCCGACATCGCGGCAACTCTCGATGTTATCCGTAGCACGTCGAGAGCCGGAGAAGCGGATAACATCATCAGCTCCGCGTCTTCTCACCCCATTTCCGCGCTTGCGGGTATCGAAATCGCGCAAGCCGTCGCAAAGCTCGACAAGCTCTACGCCGAGCGGGACGAGAGTGAGGAAGAGGACGATGAGCGCGAGGACGCTATCATGTCATGGTCGGCGGTGCTCAACGGTCAAAACCGTGAGACGCTGTCCCGCCTGACGCTTGCTCTCTCCCGTCAGCTTCACACGCTTGCGGTTAAAGCCTACGCCGACAACTTTGCAGAGAGCGACATTCCCGCTCTCCGTAAGCTGGCAAAGATGCCGCACTTCTTTGAGCCTATCACCCTCTTTTGGCGAGAAGAAGACCGCGACGTCTACCCCAACCCCGTCGACGACCCGCGATACGTCACAATTGACGAAATCATCAAAAATATATCGAAAGGAGAATAATAATCATGCTATTATCTGAATTTCACAGACTTCGCATCGACGCGGAGGACTGCTCATCATTGGAGCAGTATATCGCCGAGGAAGGCGGCAGCCTGCCGGAGGAATGCTATTCCGCCGACGGAAGCGGAGACGCTCCAATCAAGATTTTAACAATAATCTGGGAGCTGGCGCACGATTTTTGTGCATCAAAAGTCCGCGCCGTCAGCGGCATGACGCAAGCGGAATTTGTCCGCGAGTACCGCATCCCAAGACGAACAATCGAGCATTGGGCTGCGGACGAAAGAACGCCGCCGCCCTACGTTCTCGAGCTGCTGGCGGCGGATGTTGTGTCGGCGAAAATTAAGGAGGTGATGGAAGAAAACTAAAAAAACAGAATGGCAACGGATTGGCGAAGCTACGCGGAGACTAATAATGCATGGAAAAGCAGAGAAACGGCGAGGCGACGGAATAGAATCGCACTGTATAGTTGGAAATGCTGTGAAAAGCGAAGAAACGGCATCGCACTGCAACCAATAGATGGAAAAGCAAAGGATAAGCAGGGCGCTGATTCGCTCAGTGTGCCAAGAAAAGCAAAGGCATTGCGACGAAGAGCTTAGCGTGGACCAGAAACGAAAAGGAAATGCACTGCATTGCATCTAAAAGAAGGAAATGCGGCGAAAAGGAAAAGAAAGGACTAAAAAATGTCGGAATTTGTAGCAAAAGAGTTAAAAGTTAGATTGACGTTTGTAGAAGAGGTGTTAGGCTCGTCTCCATCAAGCGAGAAAATCTATAGTGAGTACATAGCAAGCAAAGCGCCGGACTCGCTTGACACAGAGGACGAAATAGAAGCAATAGGCAACGAAGAAGACAACAAAGGCGTGACAGTTTTCCCGAAGCAGGACGGCAAGCCTGGTGTGTGGGATTATCAGGTAAAAGGCGCGTTCAAGGACGCCTGCGGTGGTCTCTCCCGCGTAAAAACGACGGAATCAGCCAAAATCAAGGCTTATAAAAAGGTCATTGATAAGCTGATTTTCGTCGAGCCGCGTTTCGCTCCGTATCAAGTCAACGGTGAGATTGGCATATGCGAACGCCCGTTGAGAACCAACGGCGCGACAGGCGAAAGAACAGCACTCGCCGCATCGGAAACACTTCCCGCCGGTTCTTCCGTCGAATTCACAATCCTGCTGTTCGACGAAAAGCTTGAACCGGCAGTCCGCGAATGGCTTGACTACGGCAAATACAGCGGCTTCGGACAGTGGCGGAATTCCGGAAAAGGCAGATACACCTGGGAAGAAAGCAAATAAAAGCAAAAAAAGAGAGCCGAAAGGCTCTTTTTTATACAGAAATAGAGCGGACTTACCGCTCTATTTTTATTCTCACAGTAAGTCTTTCCGCAGTTGCTTTACACCGTCGTAAAGCATCTCATAGTCCGCTTTGTTTATACGCCCTTTGCCGTACATCTTCTTGAGTATCTCATCTGCGTAGTCAAATAATGTGCGGTTTTCTGGATAAGCGTCTATATCTCCACGCGCCGCTCTGTACTCAAGTACCCCTATTACTGCTATGAGCATAACACAATATTGTGCCATCTTATGGTTGACATAAGTGTTTTTTGCTTTTGCGTCTTCATACTTCAAGCGAAGTATTTCGCCAAAATCGGTAGATTTGATATCTTCCCATTCCATTCCGTCCGGCAGTATCCGCAAAACCGCCGTCCACAAACCCGTTTCACGGTCATCCGGCAACTTGTAGACGTGCCGGAGAATCCACCAGCTTAAAAGCCTCTTGTTCATCGTATTTGGTTTATGCTTTTTCATCAGTTTATGTTCCCGCTAAATTGCACATCGTAACTGTAGTAAAAATAGCCGTCTTGGAAATGTACAGTTTGCGAATCATCCCAAACATCCAGTTTGCCGCTGATTTTAGATACAGTCATAGGGAGTTCGACATTGTTATCGGAATAATATCTTATATATCCCGACGAATCAGCTGCTATACGGTAGGAATCATTACTTACATCATAGCTAAAACCGTTTATCGATATGGCAGATGAAGTTGCTTTCAGCTCAACACTTGTTTTGTTGGTTGCCAAAAACTCAACGTAGTATTTAATCTCGCCCCAGTAGTTTTCTTCGGAGTAAACACGGCTGAACGAAATAGTGATAAAATCATCATCATACAGCACGTTGCTCGTATTTTGATAACCGCTATCATTTTCATATCCGCCATAACCGCCGGAACTTGACACCGTAGCCATACGCCGGTCGGAATCATAGCCGACTTCAAGTCCGTATGCTTCGGCAAGCGCGCGGAGCGGTGCATAAGTCGTGCCGTTGTAGGAAAACGTCATTACATCATTTCCGTTCGCGTCTTTCGGGCGGAATTCTTCTCCGTCAACGAGTATCTTTATCGACGGGTCTACATCAATCGTCATGAGCTGCCCCGCCGCCAATATCGAGGTTGATAATGCGGTAACAATTCCGCAGGCTATAAGTATCTTCGTGCTGTTCTTCATTTGTTGTCACATCCTTTCGGATAAAGGGTATCACAAAATCAATTCTCAGTCAAGAGCTTAGACAAAAGTTTATCAACAAAACGCAAAAAAACGTAAAAAAATACCGCAAAAACCCCGCTGTTACGAGAAAAGAAAAAAGAGAGAGAAAGAAGAAAGAAGAAAAAGAAAGAAAAGAACCAAAAGAAAGAATAAAGAAGAAAGAAGAAATAGAGAGATAAAAGAAAAGAGTAAGGGGGCTCTATAGCCGCCCCCCAGCCCCGGCACTGTTCAGCAGAGCTGAACGACTTATAAGAGAAAAGAAGACAAGTATAACTATATATTATAGTATTGACTATAGATTTAAGTACATACCATCAAGTATAGTATATCTAAATTTTAAGTATTAATTATAGTATATCTTTATATAATATACGCAGTTTTCAATATTTTTCTTTTTTCGCCGTCGCGTCGCCTTTCTGCGTTTCCGCTTTTACCGCTTGTTTTTCGTCCGATTGCGTTCTCGCACCCTCGCGTCCGTTTAAAACGCTCCACAACGTGCCAGAACCATCTGTGGTGCGTGTTGTTTGCTTTTTAGTGATTTACCTGTCTTGAATAATAACACGCTTTAAACGGCTTCTGTGACGTTCAGAACGCGTTCCGTCAAATCAGTTTCCCGCAAAAGTTTTACCGGATAGCGAACTTTGACAGTCAAACGAATGTCAATTTGACGTCAAACGGAAGTCAAATTGAATTCAATCGGAATTCAAACGATGTTTAACCGCTAATTAACAGTGATTTAACTGTTACAGTAACGTTACAGTAACAGTTACAGTAACGTTACAGTAACAGTTACACTAACGTTACAGAAACACCGTTCCAAGAACGTTCCAAAGACGTTTTAAAAACAGAAAGTCACCGTGACCGCTTAATCTGACAGTCAGACAATTTTCAGCCTTACAGAAGTCTTACAACCGTCTTACAGTAAGACAAAAAAGAGCAAGGAATCGCTTCCCTGCTCTTTTTTATTTGCTTTGTTCTTTTGGTTCGCCACCGCCTGCTTGTTTTCGCCATTTCGCGACGTTCAAAGCGAATTTCTCTATCACTTTCCAGTCTTCCGGCTCAAGTTCGGCAAGTGCCATCACAAATTGCTTCACAAAAGATTCATCGGATTCATTCACTAATTTTCCGAACGCATCTATCAATGCATCTTCTGTGTCTTTCGGGCGGAACATATCTCCCTTGCCCGTTCTAAGCCAATTTTCGGCAACACCGTATGTATTGCATATATCGGAGATAACTCTATCAGTGACACCTATTCTGCCTATCTCTATATTGCCTAAGTTCGAACGCGATATGTTAATTCCCGCCGCGAACTCTTCCTGTGTTATCTTGCAGGCTTTTCTGACAGCGCGGATTCTTTCACTGATTTTATCTTCGCTCATTGATGTATCAACTCCTTTCCGTACTTAAATTATACCATCATTGCAATTGTTTGTCAATGACATTGGATAAAAATATTTTTTTATTTTTTGCTCGAAAATGCTTGACAAGCGCATTTAAGAGTGATATAATGATTACAGCAAACAAATTTAAGGCTTTCACAAACATTTTATACGGAGGTAAAAATGAAAAAGTATCAATTACAAGAGATTGACAATCCCGTTCTTGAAAGCATTCAATCAGCTTGCCTTGAATCAGGCGATATAGGACGCGCAATCATTCTCGCGTACGCCCAAGGCTATGCAGAAGGAAAAAAGCACCGCGAAGAGCGTAAAGACGGTGAAAAGAAAGAGGATGAAGAATGAACGAAGCGCAGATTTTCAAAAACCTCAAAGACATTCAGTTCGATGAGACTTTTGGAAGAGAAAAAAGCATCGGAGTAATCTACGCCGTGGAATATGGCGATTTGGTAAAAATCGGATGCACAAGAAACCCTAAAATCAGATTGTTTGCTTTGAAGTCGCAATGCGAAAAGTATTCCAATAAAAGGTTTGGCAGAGTGCTGATATCCGAATTTCATTGTGGATATAGCGGAACCGAACATGAGCTACATGCTGCTTTTTCCCCCAAAAGAATAACCGACACCGAATTGTTTACCGTGACTTTGGAAGAAGTACAAAAAGCTATAAAACAAATGCCTGACCTAAAAGGCAAACAAGCGGCAGTAAAGAAGCCCACACCCGAAAAAAATAAGAACACAGATCACGATGAAGTACGGCATTCATCAATGACAGAAAAACAGCGAGAACAGGCTCGAAGAATTGCTGAAACAATAAAGGACGCATCCGAGTATCAAAAGAGGCTTATAACGGCATTCGCTGAGGGACTTATACATGGAATAGAAATCACCAAGCAAGCTAACGAAACGATTAATTCCATACTCGCAGAAAAGGATGAATCCGACAATGAGTAGCCCCTACAAATTCAGCGAGTGGACATACGTTGATAAGGCAATCGCCGAAAATCGCCACGTATGCACCCGCTGTCACAGCGATATCACATCAGACCGCATCGGAGAACCCGTCCTCATCACATACGACGGAGACAATATCGAGTATATCTGCCCCGACTGCACAGCAGACTTCTTCTTCTACTCCCTCGGCGAGACGTTGGAAGCACTGAACTGCGACCCCGTAGACACCGTGCAGGACGAAGAAGACCGAAAGGAGCGGATGAAGAATGCCGAGATACCTTTATGATGTGACCAATCTGCACACCCAGCCGCCGGAAGTAAAGCCACGCAATGGACGCAAAGCCGCATCACATAACAAAATAGACCCGACAGATACAGCCGTCTGCCTGACCTGCACCGCAAAGAAATGCACAGGTGCATACGCTTGCTTTAAGAGAAGAAAAAAGGAGTTGGCAGGATGAAACGCAAAGAATCACTGAAAGAGTATCATTCCCAGCACTGTCTTTCCAAAACAAAGTTGTTCCGTATCATCGACAAATGCCCCGAATGGTTCAAATACTGCGAAGACCACCCCGAAGCGGCAGAGGAATCCAAATCACTTCTGTTCGGCGCGGCACTTCACAAGTACGTACTTGAGCCGGAATCATTCTTCGACGAATACGCGGTAATGCCGAACGTCGACAGGCGAACAAAAGCGGGTAAAGAAGAGTACATCGCATTTTCCGAAAGCATAGGCGAAAGAGATGTGATATCGAACGACGATTTCACCGTTATTCAGCAGATGGACGCAAAAATCAAATCATTCCCCCTCGCGAAATACCTGCTGACAGGTGAAATCGAAACCTCGTACTACTATAAAGACAGTCTGACAGGAATAGACCTGCAAGCAAGACCCGACGTTTACAAGCGTGTCGGAGAGCGCGGATTGATAGTCGACCTCAAAACGTGTGCAAGCGCAGACAGCGATACTTTTCGCAAATCCGCAGTAAACTACGGCTACGATATGCAAGCCGCGATGTTTATCGACGCTTGTACCACCGAATACGGTATCCCGTGCGACTTTGTGTTCGTTGCAGTCGAAAAAACACCGCCATATATGATAAATGTGCTGTCGGCTGACGAACTGCTTATCAAGTACGGCAGAGACAGGCTGAGAGAAGCCATAGGAATTTACAAAGAATGCTCCGAATCCGGCAACTGGTACGGTTACAACGGATTCTCAGGCATTATAAACAACCTCGGATTACCATCATATTTAGCAAAGGAGATACAGTAGTGAGAAACGAAGAATCCACCACAAACGTTCAGGAATACGCACAAGCCCCGAATATGCCGCAGTCGGCTAATGTACCCACAGGAGACATAAATCAAGGCACGGTGCTCATAGAGAGCCAGAGAGCCATTGCAGAAGCGCAGGGCAAACTTATAATTGCACAACGTTTCCCGCGTGACCCCATCAGAGCATACGCGAAGGTCATGGAAGCTTGTCAGAGACCTTCACTTGCAAATTCAGCTTTCTACAGCTACAGCCGCGGCGGGGCTTGCGTTTCCGGTCCTACTATCAGATTTGCGGAAGAGCTTGCAAGATGCTGGGGAAACATAGACTACGGCATTAAAGAACTTTCTCAGGATACCGGAAAATCGGAAATGCAGGCTTATGCATGGGATTTGGAAACAAATACAATCAGCACCCAGAACTTTACCAATCCGCATATACGCGAGACAAAGACAGGTTCGGTGCAGCTCACGTCACAGCGCGATATATACGAGCTTAACGCAAACATGGGCGCAAGACGCTTAAGAAGTCGCATTCTCGCGATTCTTCCCGCCGACCTCGTTGAAGACGCAATCAAGAAGTGCAAAGAGACTATAGCCGGAAAGTCAGATGAACCGCTTGTTGACAGAGTAAGAAAGATGGTTGTTCAGTTCTCGAAGTTCGGCGTAACGCAGGAACAGATAGAAAAACGCCTCGGCAGAAAAATAGACACCATGAACACAGAAGACTTCGTTGAGTACGTCGGAATTTTCAATTCGCTCAAAGAGGGCGCGTCGAAAATCGCAGAATGGTTTGAATCAGCTCCCGAAGCAAACGAACTCACAGCTAATATCGAAGCGGCAATGAAAGCAGAGCAGAAATGAAGATTATAGTCGACACAAGAGAAAAGCCGAGAGCAATAGCGCAAATCCTCGCATATTTCGAGCAAAACGGAATTGAGTACGAAAAGCGAAAGCTCAATACGGGAGACTACATGAGAGAAGATAACCCGCTACTCACAGTCGACCGCAAACAAAATCTCGGTGAAGTCGCGAACAACCTTACGAACGACAACGGAAGATTCATGCGTGAGGTGCGTAGAGCTTCTGAGAGCGGACAAAAGCTAATAGTCCTTGTAGAACACGGTGGCAGGATAAAGACGCTCACAGACGTTCACAGTTGGCAGAATCCAATCCGCGCAAAGCACCCCGAAGCGATAGACGGCAGAGCACTTTTAGAGCGTATGCACAGAGTGTCGGTAATGTACGGTGTCGAATGGTGGTTTTGCGATAAGTCGAACACGGGAGCAGAAATAGTGAGGGCTTTAAATGCCTAAGCGCGGAAGCGGTAAACTGTACGAGCTGAACGGCGAACGGAATACGCTGACGGAGTGGTGCAGGCTATACGGCGTTCCCGTGCAGAGGACGCAGGGAAGAATCAGCCGCGGCAACTATACCCTCCACGAAGCACTCACAACACCGCAGGAGAACCCTATACAATCACGCAGGCGAAAGGAGGCACGGACACATGAAAAAGGTAACGGAGATAATAGATGAGAGACAGCTTGTAGATGAGCTGCACAGAAACTGGAAAACACGCGGCTACACCGACGGCGGAATGGCGGAATTGCTCGAAATAACACCGAAAACAATTCATTACAAACTCAGCGGAAACTTCCCTCACAACGGCTACAAAGCGCATTTTAAGGTCAACGAGATATTACAGATAATACACTATCTCGGCTTCAAACTCTATCTTGTGAGAGAGGATGGAGAACATGGCATTAATCAGTGACAAGTGGAAAAACGAACTCAACTCGCTCTCTCAAAAGGACTATATTACGCTGACAAAAGCCATTTTGTTTGACCTTCCAGAACCACAGATATCCGCGAACAATCAGTACATAGCAGACAGGATATATGCAAGTCTGAAGGAAAGGACAAGAGCTAAAGAGGGAATGCAAAAAACGAGAAGGGAACGTAACAACTCCGTAACGTTACAAGAATGTTACAGTAACAACTCCGTAACGTTACAAGAATGTTACGGACAAGAAGAGAGAAAAGAAGGTGTCCCCCCTTGTTCCCCCCTTCCTCTTTCCCCCACACCCCCTATTACTAACCCCCCTATAATCCCCCCTTACCAAGAAAAAAGAGAAGAAGCACTAACGGGCGTGTGCGCGGGCGCGTGTGAGGACGAGCAGATTTCCTTTGAAGGCTTTGAACCCCTTGACCCGCCGGAATCCGAGGTTAAGCACAGAAAACCGACGATAGCGGAGCGTTTTGATGCATTATGGGCAGAATACCCCAAGAAAAACGGCAAAAAGAACGCTTTTGAGAGCTATCAGAGAGCTATAGCAGCCGGAGTGACCGACGAGACTATTGCCGACGGTATCAGGAGGTACAAGGACTACATAGCCGCAAAGCGCACGAGCGAACAGTACATACTTGCAGGCTCGACATACTTCTACCAGTGGCGTTGGCAAGACATATACGACACAAACACAGCCGACGGAAAAGACGAAAACGGAAAGCCGGCATGGATGTCGCAGGAAGACTGGGAGGAAATGAATGCAGTATTCGGATAATCCGTTCGCAGACACACTTACGAAAATAGCGCAAGCCGCAAAAGAAGCGAATCCGCGAGAGGACGGAGACTATACCGAAAACGGACTGCTGTATTGCGGAAAATGCCACACTCCGAAAGAGACAACAGTCACACTCGGAGGACGCGAAACAAAAGTGGCGTGTATGTGCAAATGCCGAGAAGAACAAGCGGAAGCCGAACGGAAAAAGTTCATCCACGACAGCCGAGCGGAAGCACTCAAAGACAGCGCATACGGTGACAAGGCACTGCGTAACTGCTGCTTTGAGAACGACGACGGCACAAACCCAGAGCTGACAAAGAAATGCCGGAACTACGTTGAAAACTTCGAGAGGTTCAGCGAAAGCGGAAAAGGACTTCTGTTCTTCGGCTCATGCGGAACAGGCAAAACATATGCCGCTCTTGAAATTGCCAACGCGCTGATGGATAAGCTCTATTCCGTCAAGTTCGCAACGTTCACGGCGATAGCGAACGAACTCTTTGATAACCCCGAAAAGCAAGGATACATAAACCGCCTTGCACAGGACTATGACCTCTTGTGCATCGACGACTACGCGGCAGAGAGAAACACCCCATGGATGAACGAACAGCTTTTTGCAGTGATAGACGCACGGTGCAAAGCTCACAAACCGCTCATAGTCACCACAAACCTCACGAGAGACGAAATGTTTGACAGAAAGAACATAGACCGATACCGTATCTGCTCCCGCCTGATGGAGCTGTGTATCGCGGTAGAGGTAAACGGCAAAGACCGAAGAATATCGGACTATATCAAAACCAAAGCAGAGTTTGAAGACCTGAACCAATGAAAGGACAAATACCATGACTGATAACATAGAACTCACCGAATTTGCACTCTCCTCTTGGAATCTCCCGAGCAAAAAACCGAAAGTGTCCGGTGATTACCTCATTTGGACTTCCAACGGCATAGCAACCGTAGCGAACTACTCCGCAAAGTACGACGGATGGGGAATCACGAGCGACGGAAGAAGAGATTACGAAATCAAAGACGTTGAGAGATGGGCAAGCATTATCCTCCCGACAATGTACTAACCGAAAGGACACAGGCAATGAAACAAAGGCTGATACAGAATACACTGATATCGAGCGGCGTGACAATGCTCGGAGTTATAACCTCATGCGGAATGTGGTACTACACCGCCCCCTCGTGCGTCGTGTTCGCCGTAAGCGCATTGACAATGTGTCTGCTCACCATAGCAATAACAGCCGTCAGAGAGCTTTTCAGAGTGTATGAGCGCACACTGCCGAGAAAGCGCAGGAGAATCCGCATGAGATACGACAGCCGCGGAATGCACACCGACAGTCAGCGTCTCGGCTACGTATCGGCGGAAACAATCAGAGAGGTGTGCAGAAGATGAAAAACGAAAGGAGCAAAACAATGACTGACGCAGAAAGATGTGTAACGTGCGGAGCTGTGATTCCCGAAGGGAGACAGGTATGCCCGATATGCTATGCGAAATACCACAACGACTACTCGGAAGAGCTGGCGTACCTCTGGAAGGTGCTGAAAAAGACCGAAAGCAGTCTCAAAACTGCCGACAAGAGAAACGCGCCGAACGAAGAACGCGCAAACCTCCGCAAAAGGCGCGATATGCTGTACACGATAATCAACATTGTGGAGGACGCGGGAGCATGAAGTGCTTGGCAAAGAAAACGCAGTACCAAAAGGCGGAGAACGCACTCACCACCGAATACGGAATGTGGCTTCTCGAATACGTTGACGTTGCTTTCGGCGTAACGCTTGCCGAGAACTACGGCTTCCGCGAAAAGCGACTGCAAAGGTTTTACGACGGCAACCGCAACGGACTTTGCGAAATGGTTAACGCCAATATGCCGACGGCAATGTTTGTTGACAAAGGCAAGGGCAGACGCAAGGGAGACAGTTCAGACCTCATTGACGATGGCGTAGACACGACGGAGTACATGATAAAGCGCGAACTCCGAAACATAGGCTTCTCGGACTGTGATTTTGAAGCACTGTCGCCGGAGAACCGCTACAACGAGAGCGAACGCCACACACAGCTCGATGTCATGTCTCACAACGTGAGAACGGCGTGGTATGAAGCAAACGCAAGACGCGCTGTTAGGCTCTACGCGGCGTATACTCTGCTTTATATGCATGACACCTACAACTACGGCGCGGAGAGATTAAACCGCCTGTACGCGCTCGTAGCCCCTCAGATAAAGTCTTACGTCGAACGATTCTTAATAGGCAGCCGCCGCGTCGACAGAGAGCTGCACAAGGAACTGGACGAGATGCACGGCAAACTTGAGAAATGCGGACTGCACCTCGAAGAAGTTGTAAAGGAAGACGCGGTAGCGGTAAGCCGAAAAGAACCGCCGAAAGAACCAAAGAACCCGCCGATACACCTTGACATAGGCGAATACGAAAAAATCATGAAAGAAGTTGCCCGAGTGGCGTTATAGGGAGATACACATGAACTTCAAACTTAAAGCAGGAGCGTTCGCGCCGATAAGAGCGCACAAGCAGGACGCGGGAGTAGACCTCTTATCCCCCGTCACGGTCACGATATACCCTGGAGACAGCGCGACAATAGATACAGGAGTGTGCGCGGAGATACCCGAGGGATTCTGCGGTCAGATATGGTCAAAGAGCGGACTGAACGTCAACCACGGCATTCTCTCGACAGGAATGGTGGACAGCGGTTACGGCGGCAGTATCAAGATTAAGCTCTACAACCACTCTCACGAGATTTACACGGTAAATCGCGGAGACAAGATATCACAGCTTGTGGTAACACCTTGCGACACAAGCGACGTGGTCATAGTAGACGAAATAGCAAGCGGAGAGCGCGGAGAAAACGGCTTCGGCAACACGGGAAGATAATCGCAAATTAAACAAAACACAAAGGAGAAAACAATAAATGGCTACGAAAACAGAACAGAGCGCACTGGAAATTAAGGAAATTATACTTGAAACGGTTACGTTGAGGATTGTCGGCGAAACTCCGCTGATTATGCACGCATGGAGTGAAAAGGCAAAGCGTGAAATCCTCGACAAGCAGATGAAAGCAACAAAGACAAGCGCGAAAAAAGCAAAGAATCCTGTGGAAGACTTCATCAGGTCAATGTATTGGCTCACACCAATGCCCACAGACATGACCGAAGACGGATTTAACGAAGCTATAGCAAACGGAGCAAGGTTTGGCTTCCCTGTCACGGCATTCAAGCAAGCCGCAATTTCCGCTTCCTACCGCATGGGATGGAGCAAGGACAAGGCTTCTTTGAGAGGTGTGTTCTTCATAGAGGGAGACGAAAATCAGATGATTGAAATCAAAAGTGACGTTCCCGTAATGCGCGAAGATATGGTAAAAATCGCGGGAGGAACGGCGGACATTCGTTTCCGCGGCGAGTTCAGGAAGTGGTACGCAGACATGAAGATAACATACAACAAGAATGGACAGTACACACTTGAACAGATAATCAACATCATAAATGCAGGCGGTTATTGTTGCGGTGTGGGCGAATGGAGACCCGAGCGAGACGGTCAGTACGGCAAGTTCAGAGTAGCTACAATCTAACCTCTTGGCAGGCGAGGTGGGGCACGGCGCGGCTTGGCAAGGTAAGGTAAGGTTCGGCAGGTGTGGTGTGGTGAGATGGGGTATGGTATGGCAAGGTCCGGCCTGGTATGGTATGGCAGGCATGGCATGGCAAGGCGCGGCACGGTGAGGTGAGGTTTGGTAAGGTTCGGCAGGTATGGATATACCAAAATTATTAACAGTTAACAAAGGAGCAAAACAATGGTTTACGAATGGAAAGAAGCGGCGCAGATTAAAGCGGACGCACAAAAAGCAGGAGAAATGTTAGAAAATTTGGAGAAGACTGTAGGGATTACTCCAAAGAATTTAGTCGAAGCAAACAGAGATGAATCAGCACCTCTGCACAATGAATTCGAGTGGAACGACACAAAAGCCGCCGAAAAATACCGCGAAACACAAGCAGGCTATATCATCCGCAACATATGTGTTGTGAGAGAAAGCGAAGAGAAACCGCCCGTCAGAGCGTTCTATTCCGTTACAACCGACGAAGAACGCAAATACGAAAGTCTGAATGTGATTATAAAAAGTGAGGACAAAACAAAGAAACTTCTTGAATCCGCATTAAGAGAACTTATCGCGTTCAAAGCGAAGTATTCAATGCTTTCCGAAATAGCGAATGTAATTAAAGCTATTGACGAAGTCCAGTGCGCAGAAGCGCAACGGAACAGATAAGCTACGACACGATTAGCAACGGAATAGAAACGAATCGAGAAGAAACGCACCGCGCCGAAAAGGAATCGAATGGACAGGCGGCGAAAGGCACAGCAACGGAGAAGACAGGCGTCGCAGAGAGCGGCAATGGAATGGCGCTGAGACGCAACGATTGGCACAGCAACGGAAAGGCAACGTAAGGAATCGAGTCGCGACGAAAGGTGTAGCAACGGAACAGCAGTGCTAAGATACGCCACGGAATGGCACCGAATCGCTACGACAGGACCCGAAACGGAAAAGCAAAAATACCGCGCCGGCGGAATCCGGCAGAAAGGAAGATAATATGGCAAAGTTTAAAGTTGGGGATAGAGTTATTGTGGTAGTAGACGGGAATACGGTTCCACGTGGCACGACGGGTGTCATTAAATACTTTGGCAAAGACGCGGATAAAGGAAAAATAGATATAGCAATAGAACTTGACCGCCCAATATCGTACCACGACTGTGGAGGGAGAACCAAATACGGCTGCGGCTGGTGGGTAGCAGAAAGAGATATCGAACTCATAAAAACCGCAGAACCCGAATTTAAACTGATTATCACCTCAAAGGGCGATACCACTACGGCAAAGCTGATACACGGCGAAAGAACTGTAGTAAAAGAAGCAACCGTGACAAGATACAGCAAAGACGAATACAGCGAGAAAGCCGCCGTTGAAGCTGTTGTGAAGAAGATTTTCGGCGAGGACGAGAAAAAGAACGAAGCAAACAAGCCGTACACTGGCAAGGCTGTGTGGATATGCGACAACGAGAGCGTTTATACAAAAGGCAAAATATATGAATTTGTTGACGGCAAATTCAAACACGATTTAGGATTTACAGTTGTCGGATACACCCTCGAAAAAATGAAACGGCTCGGCTGCTTTCTCCCGATAGTGGAATGATGGAGGACGAATGAAATGTCGATGAGAGATTACGAAGACCTCAAAGATATAGAGATTCCGCGCAAACAAGAAATGATGATGGATATCATGTGCAAAGCGTGGGAAGAATGCCGAGAATTGCATTGCGCACACTGCCAGGACAGACCGAAAAAGTATATGCGCATGATGGAGTGTACCGCGCTAAAGTATGCGCGACTGCTTTACGAAGCAGGATTGACATACACCGAAGAAGACGTGCGCTACGCATACAACGACGGTTACGCTTGCGGAATGGAACAAGGTATAGAAGCAGAAAGGAGCAGAAAAGGATGAATAACTACGAAGAAGAATACTTTGAAGATGAAAATGACCTTGAAGAAGAGCATTTTGGAGATTTTGTAGATTTTTGGGACGATACGCCCGAATTTGATGAACAGATAGAGGAATTTAAAACTGCGCTTAGAGCGGATGTCAAGCGTGAAATCAAGGAACTTATAGAAAGGCTCCAAAAGGAACTCGACGAGCTGAAAGACTATAAAGCATGCAAAAACGAAATCGAAGCCGGATACCGTAATGCAGTAGCGAAGTTAAAAAAAGCCGAATTGGAACTCGAAGACAAGTACCGCAACAAGAAAGCGCAGGAAATACTTGCTGAATGCTGTACGGTAGGATGGAAAGCGGCATGGCGATACGACGAACCGAAAGAAAAATGCGACAAGTGCGATGAGGACGGATATATCACGTTTTACTCTCCGCAAGGCACGAAATACCGTGAACAGTGCAAATGCCGCCATAAAGACGTGATATATTACCCTGCCGAGACAAGACTTGCGCGTATTTACGCAAGCAAATCGCCTGAAACAGTACAGTTTTACTACGACAAGGTACGGGGAGACGGTCAGAGTTACAGCGATTATGTGCGCTGTTACGTAGTGCGCAGCAGCGATTTCAAACCCGAAAAAATAGATAGTTATGATTATTGTGTAACGGTATTTGCCAACAAAGAGGACTGCGAAAAATACTGCGAATGGCTTAACAATAAGGAGAAAAACAATGAATAACTTTATCGAACTGCACAGACACGACGGCGTACTCGTGCTGATTAACACGCGGCATATATCGGCAGTGACACCGAGTGAGCGAACTACTACAATTTTTTTAGATATAACAGAAGACTCTTATGTCACCGCCATCGAATCCTACGAAGAAGTAAAGCGGCTGCTCGCGGCGGTCGAGTATGTGTACAAGGAGGAAGAGAATGACTGATTGGATTAGCGTAAAAGACAAAATGCCCGAAGTAGAAGAAAGAGTGCTCTTGCACACAGTAAATGATGTGGGCGACAAAAAGTTTTATCACATTACAATAGGTATGTACGAGGACGGCACTGTCAACGCGGAATACAGCAAATATTCGTGGGATGAGAGCGCATATGACAGTGTAATTGATTATGACGAGGAAATGGATGCGGACTTTGTGTGTAAGGGATGGTGGGAGATGGGCGAGTATTCTGAAAAAGTCGCTTGGATTGATGATGAAGTTATAGGGTGGTTGCCGTTGCCGTCAGATCCACAGGAGGAATAGAATGGATGAATTTCGCAAGGAAACAACACCACGCGCAAGGAAAGAGCATAAATGCGACCTGTGTCACGGGACAATACCAAAAGGCGAAAGATATGTGCATATTACACAGTCAGACAGCGGAGATATCTTCGACTACAAATATCATATAGGTTGCAATAATCTAGTAGACCGATATGTGAGAAATGAGGGCGGTTATGTTGACGATTTTAAAGAGTATGACGTAATCGATGATATATTTGACAGAGTTTGCTTTGACTGTATTCACAGAGCAGGATGTGAGATACCGCACACGAGATATTGCGAAATCGCCACTTGCCCACACGTTGTCGAGAGGTATTTGAAATGAATTACAAACGCTACTGGGAGCAAAACAGGACTCGCCGACCATTCCCGCCATTATATGAAGCCGCAAAAGTATACGGGAACGAGATATATTATCCAGCACCCAAATATGTTAAATCAGGCTTATGCAAATGGTGTGGGAATCCGATCATAAACAAGCGTAGGAAATCATTTTGCTGTGATGAATGCCGAGATGAATTTGAACGAATGACAGTGTGGAATCGTGGCAGAGACGCATATTCTTTGCGGATTCTATACCGCGACAATTTCACTTGTCAGGACTGCGGAGAATTTCACGCGCGCAAAAACGAATACGGTATTTTCGTCCCGATAGATGACGGAAAACTAAACGTACATCATATAGTGCCAGTATCAGAAGGCGGCGGCGATGAACCATCAAACCTTGTCACACTGTGCATCGACTGCCATCTCAAAAGGCACGGAAAGGTAAAACATGACACGTAAAAGATATATCAAGTTGCTCATGGGGCGTCAAGGTTATAGCCGCAACGAGGCGCGAGAGGATGCAAAAATCTTTATGAATTATCATGAGACTATGGCTAAATACCATAGACAAGCAGTCGGTTATCATACAAGATACCGTCTTAGGTTTTGCAAAGACGAGATTTTAATGCGTTTGGCTCAAATAATGGAGATTTTGGCAAATGAAGAAGAAAAGATTCGTTAAATTACTCATGGGGAAATTCCGCTATCCCCGAAACAAGGCGAGAGTTTACGCCGATGATATTGTTAGATGGCGTGAAAAAGCAAACATCAACAACGCCATATGGAAAAGCGAGGGAGACTTTATGCGGGAAATGCCGCCGACATATTCAGGATATTTCGCTTACTTTCAGATAAACGAGCTGGCAAAAGATTTTGCGGAAAGCCTTGTCGCAAACAACGGAGGAAACAAATGGAACAGTATAACGAAATTCTAAAGCTGAAAACGATGCTCGA